AATCGCTGCAACGTAGGCAACTGGCGTTGAGTTGTCGTCAGCGTACTTTGACGACTCGAACCAGCCGACGCGCACATTCGCGGCGCTTAGGTCTTTCAACGCCTTGTTCAATGCGCCCGACGCCGGGCCGGGCACTCTGCGCATAGTTGCCATTATCGGAACGTACCCAACACTTTGCGGAATCCACGGCGTTCCGGCAGACCCTTCGATACATAGAACCCGCCAGCGAATTGCGCACGGGCCAGCGCAGACACCATCTTGCCGTACGGTGTGGTTTGCAACCAGTACTGAAATGAGTCACTGACGGGCGGCGCAAGCAACGACACGCTTACCTTGTCAATACTCGAACCCGTCACGACAACCGTATCTTGTCCGTCAAGGATAGTCTGTTGAATCTGCGCAATATGCGCCGTCAACAGGTTCAGCACCATGTCAAGCGCAGCACCGTTGAATCCGCCACAGTAGTTGTCATAGCCGTTGTTGGCGAATGTCTGCGCCATTGCGTAGTAGAACCCTAGCAATGTTTCTGACGGCGATGCCGCCATTGCTGGCACTTGCTGTTGAAACAGCGGATAGTTAAACGTGTGCTGCGCCATGTTCCTATGCTCCGTTATTAACGGTTAGCCAACTGGTTGGCAACCCAACCTGTGCCCAGCTTTTCCGTTTCAGTCGGAATCGGTTGTGAACCGTCCTTCTTGTCGGTTTCATAGTCGGCCGGTGTCAACGGGCCGCCAGGGTCACGCGGGTTCATGTCACCAACCATCTTGTCGATGTCGTGCGCGCGGCGTTCGACGCGAATGAAGCCGCGTTCAACGAATTGCTTGAAGTGTTCCAAATCGCAAATGGCGTCGTATTCTTCTTGCGTGATTGCGGTGTGAACACCCTGCGGCGTAATCAGGTTCTTCGATGCGATGCCAGCACCGCCACGAATCAACACTTCTTTGACCGGCGTCGCAAACATGCCATCCTGCTTAGGCGGTTCGTAAGTGACGAACTTTTGCGGATTTGCCAAGGTGCTAAAAATATGCACCATACCCGACGATTTTTCTGCAACCGATGACTTTGCCATGATGTAGGTTTCCAATAGAAAAGGGGCGCATCCGAAGATGCACCCCTGATTTTACAGCAACCGTCAGCGACGGCTTACAGGCCGGTGTAGCGAACCACTGCGTACGGGCGTTTGCACATCACGCCCGCCGTTGCATTCGCGTAGTCTTCAACGTACGACTTCGCGCGCTTTTCGACGCCCAGCGCCTGGAACTTCGACGGCACGACCTGAATGAACACCTTGCCGTCATCGCTCGAACCGTCATCGATGCGTTCGGCGTAAAAGTACATCGCGGTCAGTCCGCCGTTTGCGTCCGTCAGTTCCGGGCACGTGACAACGCGAAGGTTCGGGTAGTTCTCCCGAATCCACTCACGAACCGAAATGCCGCCGACCGACTGCGTGACGGTCAGGAACTGGTTCTTGCCCATCGGAATCGCCATGGTAATCGGCGTCTTTTCAACGTCGATGGTGTCCATGCTCTGCACTTCAAGCGTGTACATGCCAAGGCGAATATCAGCCGTGATGTCGTTGAACGTCTTCGTGTTCCACGACGCCGAACCCGACGTTGCGCCGTTCGGCAACGTGACGTATGCGGGCAACGACGGGTCATTCAGGAACCCGTAGGTGCGGCCCGCGCCGTCGTTGAAGCCGTAGAAACCGACGCGGTTGCGTTGGATGTCAAGCGCACGGCCAGCCTGACCGCGCTTTTCACCGCTCGAAGAAACGCGCATGCGTGCGGCGCGCGCTTCTTCCAACAGTCCGACCAGGATACCCATTTCGAAACGGACGACGGTACGCCATTCGAAGTTGACGTTCCACGACGACAACGGGATGTTGCTGTAATCGCCGTACGGAATCGCGTTGCCGGTCGGTTCCAGCATACCCTGCACAATCTGTTCGTCTTCCCACAAACCGATTGTTGCCATACCAATCAACTCGTCAATTTTTCGTGCCGCCGTGATGAAATTGACGAATCCCGGCATCCACGCCTGAAGGAACTGGACCAGCGCCGGGATAGCGTTGGTCGATTGGATGGCCCCCGGCGTCGGCAGAATGCCAACGTCGTTGCTGTCCATCGCCGCCGCCATTTGAACGGCTTGTACCAGTTCAGCGATGTACGATTGGTCGAAGCCGATGCCGACCTGACGCAAGGCGTTGTATTCGACTACGTCTTCAGCCGTGACCGCAATGGGTTTCCAGTTGCGGCCAGAAAGCGACGAGTGGACGGCACTTTCGTCTTTTGCTGTGAACTTCAACATGTTTCAATGCTCCGTATTGATGTGATGTTTGCAACCACGCGGCACCGAAGCGCCGCGCCGCTGACGTTACAGGTTCGTCTTCAGCAGAATCAACGCGCCGCCTTCGGACGACTGGCCGTAGTCTTCAACCCACGCGTTCAACAGCGTGCAGTTTGCGTCAGGCGTGCCAGCCGTTGCCGGGATGCTGATTTGGCCGGTTGCCTGTGCGTATTGCACTTGCAGACCTGCCGCCGCCGCCTTCGTACCGTACAGCGGCACAACGATTTTGGCGAACTGAACAAAGTCGGCCGTCACGTTGTTCGGCAGAATGAACACCGGGGCCAGCGGGCCGCTTGCGTTACCCAACGAAACGTGTTGCTTCGGGTTCGCAAGAATGCCCCAAATGTCACCCGTACCGCCAGCGCCGACCGTCTTGCCGTCGCCGTTGAGTGTGAACACGTTGCCGAATGCGTTGTTCGTCGTGACGCCGCCTGCGGTGTTCAGATAACCGATGTGCGAACGCAACGGGCCGTCGCGCACAATCTCGCCGGGAATGCCAAACCCGAAGTCGTAATTGATGGCTTGTTGAAAAGTACCGGGCATGTTACTTAGCTCCTTTGAAGTTGGCCGATGACGCGCAGTAGATTACTTACGGTCGGCGATTTGTGCGGCAACGAACGACGGCTTGCGCGTCGCGTCCTTGGCGTCACCCGCATGGGCAACGGGCAGCTTGTGCGCCGGGATGCGCTTATGCAACCAAGCTTTCAGGGCGGCAACTTCGGTGCCCTTGTCGGCCGGAATTTCCAGCGCCTTCACGGCGTATTCCGCAACGTCTTGCGCGTCCATCGCGTGCGCCACGTTGGCGAAGTCCGCGATATGCACGCCGACATCCTTGACCAGCGCATCACGGTCGGCCAGCGCGCGAACAACATCCTTGCTGTCCATCGCGGGGGCCATCTTCGACATCGCAGACTTCACGGCGTTGTCAACGATGCGCGCAACGCGTTTTTCCAGTGCGTCCATACCTTCACCATCGGGTTCGGTCGGCTTCTTCTTGCCGTCCTTGTTGTCAGGGTCATCGGCGTCAAGGCCGTTCGCTTCTTTCTGGCGCTTGTCGCCCGGCATTTGTTCGGTGTCGCCGGTCGGCACTTCGCCAAGCGTTTCGTCACCGCCGACACACTTCAAGTCTTCGATTGCTTCAAGCAACGGAATTGCCTGGTTGATTGCTTCGACGGCCTGTTTCAGTTCGCCTTTTTCGGCGTCACTGCCGTCGCCCTTTTCCGCTTCTTCGGCAGCGTCCATAGCAAAGGCAACAAGGGCCTTGCGCATGTTTGCCAACCGTGTCACCTTCTTCACAGGACCAGCCATAATTAACAACTCCTTTTCAATTGACGTAATACCATCCATAACCGCAACTTCCGGCCCCATACGACCATCGTTGACGGTTGCAAGATGGTTTCCCCGGATATGCCGTTGCACATAAGTATAAGGCACACCCTTAAACACCCCCGGCTTGTACTCGTATACGCAACGATAGCCAAGTGACAGGGGCGTTTTTCCGGCCGCGATATTCTGCGCCAGAAAATCCGACCAACACATAATGTTGCCTTTCAGCGTTCCTTCGTCGTCTTCCGGGTCAAACCAAATGCGTTCACCCGTGACGCCGCGTGCGCCTTTGTCTTCAATCTGCTTTGTACCCTTCGTTCCGTTACCAATCATCGTGTGATCGATAATCCACGGCTTCAAACGGAACGACGCGATTGTTGCAGGGTCGGCCAATTCTTCAGCCGGTCGGTAGACGGCAAAAAACTTGTCGCCGTTGCCTTTCTCTTTTTCCTGTGGAATGTTCCGACCAAGGTATTGGAACACGCCGACCTTTGACAGCGGGTTGTCCATCACTTCGAAGAAACCGTTCAAATCGTATTGCTTGGCGCTGTCAGAAGCGTCACCAGCAACCGCGTTGAATACGCATGCCAACACGTTGGCGCTGCAACCGTGCAGCGGCGTCGGCAACGAATCAATCGCAAACCATCCACAACCAATGTGTTCGTCATTCAACTTTGCGTCAAACGCTTCAACGTCAGCAAAGAACGCGTGAAAGAACCCATCGAACACGCCGACGCTGGTCAGGTCGCCTTGATGTGCAAATGCCGTTTCTTCGATCGTTTCGCGCCGGGCCGCTGCTTCTGCGGTTTCACCTTCTTCGATGGTTCCGGCCGGAAAACCCCATTCACCGTTTGGCCGTTGCATCATGAAGATTTTGCCGTTGGCGTGAAACACTATGCCCGCAGCAGTCGCGGCGTCACCAGCAACCGCGTACGCGATGGCAACCGCCTGTTTCTGCGACTTGCCCGCGTTTTCTTCGGTTGCAACGTTCTTGCCGAACGCTTCTTTCGTACCGCTTTTATCCAATGGCATTGTCCGCCCCTTACGGTGTGTCGTCAGGAATCACCGCGTCATCGCCTGCCGTTGCAGGTTCCAACGCTTTCAAACAGTGATCCTTCTGAAACAGATTCAAAAATTTGCACATCAGGCAACCCCAGCGCTTACCGGCTAACATCGCCTTTGCCGAACGACTGCTAATGGTTTCTTCAGGACTACCGCCAGTCAGCGCGTTTCCTAACTCGTCCAGAACTATCAACAGGTTCAGAAAGTACCGCCCTATTTTATTCATCATCGTCATCGAACTTGAAAATTGGTCGCATCGTGCAACGACAGAACGGTGCCGCGCCAGGCATACCGCGTTCACCCTGATTGGGTCCGTCAAGGTGCGGCAGGTCGTCAAATGAAAATATTTTACCGTTCAACACGTCGCGGTGATATTCGCGGGGGTGATTGCTGCCGCCGCTATGTACCCATTCGAACTGTTTCACCCCCAACGCTTGCATACGTGTTGCATTGATGCTGTTGTACGCCTTGCGCGTTTGGTCAAGTGAAACGTTCTTTGCCCAGTTCTTGACCTGGACGCCGTACTTGTCCAACGCGGGCTTCAGGTCGGCCAGTCCGTTGCCGGATTGAATCGACCGCATTACCGCACCCTGTACGTTGTCCAGATACTTCGTTGGGATACGTTTGATAAGGCTTACACTTTCTGCAACGCTGGCCGTAAGCACGTCACGCAACTGGTCGTTAAAAACGTTAGTCTTCAGAACCAGTTGCCCCGACATTTCCTTAAGGGATATGTTCAGTTTCTGCCCGCTATCCTTCGTTGCGGCGTTCACCATGTTTTCGGTTGACGGTTGTGCAATCTTGGCGAACAGCGCCGCAAACTTGTCGCGCATCGCGTTGGACAGAATACGGGCCTGACTGGCAACGCTTGCATCCATTGCCCAACCTTCACCGTCAGCAGAAAACGTCAGATACAAGTCTTCGACTTCGCGAACGACTTCGCGCAACATCCGGTCAATGTGGCGTTGCAACGTGTCGTTGTATTTGGTCGCAATCGACCCAGCAATAATCAACGGCTTGCCGCGTAACTGTTCGATTGCAAAGCGTGATGCCCATGCTTCACGCTTGCCGACTATGCGGACCTGTTTATGACCCATACTTTGTTACCGCTTCGTCAACCAACCGCATAATCAGCCGGTCCATAGCGTCGCCAGTTGGTGCGCCACCTTCTTGCTCACTGACCGTCACCTTGCCCGGCGTGCCGGTCGGCAAATCGCCGTCTTCCCATGCACCGCCAGTCGGTTCCCGTTCCCCTTCTTCAATTGCGCGCACGGTGCTGTATCCGCTGTTCTTGTCGTTGCGCAACCGTTCGTTCACGTCGGCATCGCTGATAGCGCCGGTTTGAATCAACGACAGGTCAGCGCGTGCGTTCAGTTCGTTAATTTCCGCGTACTCCTTGGCGGTCGGAGAATCAAGCGGCATCCAACTGATAGTCGTCTTCGCCTGACCGCGTGCGCCGAACATCGGAATGATGTACGCCAGTTTGGTCAACAGGTGGTGACGTTCAACGAACGGCGTCAGTTCGTGAGTCTGCATTGACTCCAATGTTTCGTGATAGCTCGATTCGTCGTACGCGCCTTCGTTGGACAGACCGCCCGCAGCGGTGCCCATGATTTTGTTGACAGGCGAATCACCGGCCGCGCACGCGAGCGCGTATTGGTTATCGATGACGTTGGACAGTTCGGTTAGTGCCGTGTCGAACTGCTGCATTGTGTCGTCTTTGCCCATCACACGAACGCCGTGGTTGTCCCGGCCGTCCTGCATGAATGCCATCGAAGCGTCAAACTTGTCTTTGTTCAACATCATCGCTTCAACGTCACCAACGTTCAGCGTGTACAGGCGTTTCGTCATCGCCAGCAACGGCGCTTCATTGGCCGTGCGTTCAGCCGCGTAGACGCGTTCCATGATTGCCTGTGGAACCGGAATGCCGCCGTACAGGTAGGACGGCTTCAGGATGTCGTCAGGCTGTTCGGTGCGGAAAATGCAAAGGTGCGAACGGTGATACTTCTTGCCGTTGATTTGCCACCATGTTGGCTCGTAAAAATCCGGCGCGGTCGTATCGCCTGCCGCTTCACCTGACAGAATCGGGGCCATCCAATACGGGTCGCGCATGAACCAGCCCTTGAAGCTGCCCGGCCGGATGCTGTCTGGATTGAACGGCTTTTCGTAAAACTCCGGGTCAGGTGATTCGATGATGGGCACCGCGACGCGAATGCCGAACTTGCGCCCGTTGTACGCGTAGTTCAACAGGTGTTTCGTCAGCTTGAACTTTTTGTCGTACAGCGTGTACGCGGCAATAACGTCGTCATCAAGTTTGTCTTCGCCGACTTCGTTGACAATCTCGAACCCCTGGCGGATTGCATCACGCGCGGGCACAAGACAAATCTTCTTGACCATCCAATGTTGTGCAACGATTGCACACATTTGCGGGCCGATGAATGTCTGACTGCCGAACCATTGAAAGATGGCATCGGGAATATTCGGTTGCGCCATGCTGTAGGCGTTCTTGATGGCGTTCCAGCCCTGCCCGCTATCGTCATCGTCCATCGTGCCATCAGGCAACGTGGGGCGCGGTGCCCACGCGCGCAAGTAGCGCGTCCACACCGTAGCTAGATTCTCCGTTATTTGCGGGGCATCTTTGCTTTTGATCGAATCGCCCCGATGCGTGCTGAACAGCGAACCACGGGCTTGCACTTCTTCATTTGTGACCGGCGCAGCAAAGCGACGGCGCTTTAGAAAGCCAAACATAACGGATGCCCCATAAATGAAAACAGCCCCTATTGTATCCGGGGCTGTTGGGGCGTTACTTTGTGGCGGTCTGTCGGGCCTTGAGTTTGGCCCGCCACATGATGTGTCTCAGTTCAAGTGTTAGTCTTGCCGCTAATCTTTTTCCTTCTTTGTCTGTCGGTTCGTATGCAACGTCTTCGTCGTCCTGGACCAGCTTGTTCGGTTCCCAACTTTTCACAGCACCCCCATGTAGTGAAGGTCATACGATAACACAAAAGCGTTACTAACGGTAACACTTTCTGACTTGTTGTTACTCTGCAACAGTAATTTTTACCGGAATTGCTGTCGCTACTGGACGACCCGACGTTGTTGCATCCCTCCCGTTCGCGCGGGCCGTATTGGCGTTGTCGTACAGCGCACCGTGGTAACCCATCGCGCCGTAACGAACGTTTGCGTAAAGCGTAACTTCGCGTTCCTTGCGCTTCATACGAACACTTGCGCGCGGTGCCCAATCCGGTTTGCCGTTATGCAAATATGTCACCATCGGCACACCACTAGTGCTGATAAACGTTCCGATGAACTGTTTGACAATCCATGATGACGCCATTTGCACTTCAATGGCGTCACCGGCCTTTGCGCGTTCTTCGTCAAACGGTAGCGGGTCAACGTTGGGTCGCGTCGTTTCGCCAAACAGAAAATCAGCGTTGCAACGCTCATACGTTCCGACCGGGCCAAACGTATGACGCCACGGATCAATGATGTGTTTTGCCACAGGCGGCACCAACGCACCCATGTCAATCAACGCTATCTTGTTGCGCAACGACGCGTTTGCATTCTGCGCTTGACGAAGTGCCGCCAGGCGTTCTTCGCTTTCTTTCGTCAGTTTGTCAAATGCTTGCACAGCACCTTCAGCGACTACGCCATAACCGCCCGACTTGACTACGCCGGTATAGATGTACGCACGCAACTCTTTCAACGTGAATTCCATGATGGGTAATGCTCCTTAGTAGTGGTACGTCAACATGAGAACGTTGGCGTTGTTGTAAATCGCGGGAAACTGCGTTGAACCTGACGGCAGTTCGTAACGTGTGAACGACACGCCGAAGTTGCCCCGCGAAACGCTGACGCCGACCGAATAGCCAAGTTGCAGACCATTCGGAGTATGGGCGTACAGCATTTTGCCAGCTTGCGAATCCGTTGCAAACGGTGTCACCTGTTCATCCCATTGCGGGCGGTACGGGAACGCACCGAACGGCACGCCGATATGCCAGCCCGCGTACGTGAAATACGGTTCAAGCGTCAGGCTGATGCCTTGAGCATTGCCGCTGCCGGTGAAGAATCCGCCGCTGCCGTCTTTCGGGTTGCGCACCGAATGCGTGACGACGTTGTAATTGGCGTCGCTAGTGCAATCGCAGTGCGCCGACGCGCGACCAAGGTACACATAGGCAATGTGTCCATCGATGCCCCAATCTTGCGCGCGATACAGGTGAATGCCGACACCAACCGAAAGGGCCGGTGCTGACACATTCACAACGTTGTCGGGCATGCCGTCCTGATACCAACGGCCGTTCGTCGTGCCGTAGTGGTTGACACCAATGGCACCTTCATACTGAAACCATGAATCTGCGTGCGCGGCAACTGATGCCAGCGCTAGAACCGCTGCGATTGCTGCTTTCTTCACATCACACCTCACTTGGTTAGTTGATGGTATGAAGTATAGAATCGTTAGTAACGGTTTGGCAAGTATGACACCAAAAGAAAACGCCCCATCGGTAAGAATGGGGCGTTTGGTCGTTGCGTTGGATGCTCAAACGTCAGCTATCGTATGCCATTGTTTTTATCCGCCGGGTCGGTCATTCGGGTGAATCCCGTACGGCTAAGCATGTTTCGCGCATTTGTTACAGTGCAACGACTGATGCACATTCTACAACAACGTTACGATTCTGCTGCTGTCGGCGTCGATTGTATGCCCACGCGGTTTCTGCGGTGCAATCACGTGGCGATAGCCGGTTACCGCCCGATACCTTGACGTACACATGCTCGTTCGAGCGCACATCACGCGACGCCAGCAACGACACGCGGATGTTGTCCGTAGGTAGCGCAATACGCTTCACCACTTCCATGACGACCGGATAGTGCGTTGCGGGCACGTGGACGTCAATGAACGGATGCGGATAACCGACCTGTACCGTTTTGCTATGCGGTACATGCGCCAGCTTCAATAAGCGGCTGATGTCGTTGATGGTCATTTGCGCGCCGCCCGTACATAGCCAACCATGCGAACGTTGCGCATCGCCAGCGGTTCAAGTGATTCGGTATCGACAGTGACGATAAAGCCGTTGCGTTTTGCAAGTACCAGCAAACCGTACAGGTCATTTACGATATGGTCGCGTAAGTTTTGGCGATGTTCGTCAGCTTCAGACGAACCCGTGACTTCCGGCCACGTATCGACACTCATGGTTTCACCGTCGCGTCGTCAATCGGCTTTACCGTCGCGTCGTCAATCTCACCAACATGCGGCACGACTTCAAAAACCGTCACGTCAGTCATGAAAATGCGCTTTGCTCGCTTGAAGCGGGCTTTCGACACGCCCCGGCGCTGTTCTTCGACTGGCGGCGCATCGGCGCTAATGTCCAACAATTCGACTTCATAACCGCCGTTATTGGCGTACAGGTTGATACGGAGTTTGACCGGCGCTGGCGCGGTCTGATGGAACGTTGCAGGCATGTAAGGAACTCCCGGTGAAGTTGATAGAACTACGCCGGGAGTATAAACCGTAAGTAACGGTTATGCAAACAGCGACGAACGCTTTTCTTCCGGCGCGTACAGAATCATGACGCTATCGGCATAGTTTGGCGAACGCGTACCGTCAGGCGTCTTGTCAATCAGCATCTTGCCCGTTGTATTGATGTCATACGTTGGTTGTGACAATTCGGCAACCAGCTTCGTGCGCACATGGGCCGGGATGTCTTCGCTGATGCTGATTAGCTCGTCAGGCGGAAACACCGCACCATCCTGTACCGCCCGGTGCGTCTTTTCGAACCGTTCGCGCAAACTCCACCACGATTGCGCTTTATAGTTGTAAAAGAAGTCTTCGTTCTTGCGCGCGCCAATACCACGGTCGTCACCCTTGAACACCAGCTTATCCTTGTTGACGACCGCGCCGCTACCCGTGAACGGTTCGAACTTGCGTTGGCTGCCCTTACGGTCAGGACGCCCATTGATGTTCGCCGCATCGCCCCGTACGCCAGCACCAAGACCATCACTATCGTATCGGCAATTGTCGTACCCATATTGGTCACAACGCAAAAACGCTTGCTCGGTTGTCCAATAGATTGTTTTACCCTGTCCGCTCCATGCGTCCAGGTGTTGCAGTTCGATACCATGCCGACCTGACCATGCGTTAAGGTCAAGCCCTTCGTCCGCAACGTCAAGGGCTGACTTCTTCGCGCCGGTCACAGTGATGCCCAATTTGCGGGCCGCACCTATGGCGCTTTGTACCCAGGCTGACGGAATCACAACGCCCTGTTTCGATGCGCTGTAGTCAAGGTCAATTTCCTGTGCAACGATGAGCGGGTTTAAGTTGGCTTTCTGCTTCTCATACCAAGCATCGTCCTTACGCGGGTCGTCACGCCAACCGAACGTGAATACGCGATGTTCCGGCCAACTGTGGCGTTTCTCTGCAAACGGATTGTCAAGGCCGTTGACCGAACTGATATCGATACGGCAATTGGTCGTTTGCGACAGTGCAGCATCGATAAGCGCCGGTCGTTCGAGAAACGCCGCTTCGTCAATACCGTACAGTGACGCGCGACCGCCCCGACCGATGTTATCGCCAGCTTCACCGCGTATGACCGCGCCAGTTTCAGGAATGGATATCAGCATCGACTTGTCACATGCGCTGCTACCCATCACCCAACCGCCCCGGAACTCAACGGGCAGCAACGACAGAAACATGCGTATCTTGAAAAACAGACAGTCAGGGTCGCCAGCGCGGTCAACAAGTATTTCTTTGCGCGACCCGAATCCGGCCGTGAAGCCGTCGTTAGTGACACCCAGCGCACAGAACAACGATACGAGCATCCACGACAGGCCCATATCGCGCGATTTGTCACTTACGCCAAATTCTTGCGCACGCCAGCGCTCAACGACCCATTGCAGGAACTCGCGTTGACGGGGGAACAGAATAAGCGGCAACAGGGCCGGGTATTGCGTACCGACATTACGCGGGTCGAACGTACAGCCCCAATCTTCAATCAGGTCAATCGGGTTGTGACGGTAATGCACCTTGAACGCCGCCAGTTTGCCAGGGTCGGCGCGTAGCTCCAACAGCCTGTCAATGCGCCATTGAAAGATGCGACTGTAATCAGGGGCGCGAAAGTTATGTTCGTATGGGTACGGCATGAAAAAGGGCCAATGTGGTTAGCATTGGCCCTAGTGTAACGGCGGTGACGGTTTGGTCAGGCTGGCGCGTATGCGGGTGTATCGTCAAGAATGGTCCGCAACAGGCCGTCACGTTCGCGTTTGATGACGATTAGATGGGCGCGCGCTTCGATAATTTCCCACACGTCGCCGGTTTCAAGTTCACGCAACATGTTATGACCGCCCCACTTCGACACTGAAACCGGCCAACATCAGGCGCTTCAGTGCGCGCGTGAACTTCGCGTAATCGGTGTACGCCTCATTGTGCCATTCGGCGTCATACCAGCGCATACGGTATTTCATGACGACTCCAAATAAAAAGACCCGGCCTGTAAAAGCGCCGGGAAACGGGGGTTACTTGTTCAACTTGCTGTAAATCCAGTCGTTGACAGGCTTGATGTCGCCTTCAAGATTGGTTGTGTAATCGGTCAAAACGTCAATTTCGTTGCCGTACACCATCAACACCCAGCCGTGACGAACGCGCGACATCGTAATCTGTTCGCCGTCATGCTTTGCATCGTTACGCCAAACATACAGGCGTTCCATGCTGACCGCTGCCATATCGTTAACGATACGCGTTTGGTCGGTCATCGGCGCTGTTTCGTTTTCGCCGTCATCGATGCTGATTGCGTACCCGCAACCAAGCAGCGTTTCAACCAGGCGGTTGGCAATCTTGCGTTCCAGTTTCGAATCGATCATTTTCGCTACTCCGTTGTGTGACTGTGTGACGGAGTATAAACCGTTACTTTCGCAACTTCAACAATTATTCGTCAGGGTCAGCAAAGCCAAGCGCAACAACCGCCGCGTGTGCGCTTTTGTTCAACGCCTCAATCAGTTCGTCCTTGCGCTTGATGTCGGCCGCGCGTTGCTTCTGTTCGGCATGCAAGGCAGCGCGGGCCGCGAACAACTCATTGCCCAGGCGTTCAATATCGCGCTTGGCGTCATCGTGACGAACCCATGCGCCGTAAGGATGTTCATTCATGCCCGGTGCTTCAACGTCACGATTAATGATTCCTACATAGTTTATGGAATACCGTTTAACTGTCATGGTGTCTGCGTTCCACAGTGATGGTCGGGTCAGGTGCAACGGGCCAGTTGATGCGTGCAAGGTCAGGATGCGGCGCAACGGGCGTCAGTTGGTACATCAGCACCACTACGCCCACGACCAGCGCGACAACCGCCAGCAACGCCGCGATGATAAACAGGCAAATCATTTGTGAACACCGTGCGATGCGAGAACGGCCGCAAGTTCAGTGCCGCAACGACGCACCGGAATTGCGCTTATTCGCATTTCGTCAAGGTCAACCCATTCGTGCGCCTTTGCCAACACTGCCGTCAACGCAGCATCGCGGGCCGCAAGCTGCGCCTTAAGCACTGCAACGTCGTCAGGCACTTCGACGGGTTCAACGCGGCGAATGTGCATCATTTCAACGTCAAGGTCGAACGACGGTCCCGCGCGCCAGTTCGAATGCGTGACGGGCGGAATGTGCAAACTGGTCAATGCAACCGGCACCTGATACAGGCGGTTGTGCGTCATGTTCAGCGTCAGCACGCCGCATTCCCTGTGACGCGATGCGTAGTCATAGACGGCGGCGCGATCGTCATCGTTGTCAAACTGGATTCGTAACATGTCGAACTCCCTGGTTGGTGTCAGCGCAGTATAAACCGTTACTAACGGAAATGCAAAACGCCCCGTATGGTTAGTACGGGGCGTTTTGGTCCTACAGTGACGAACCAGCCATATCGGCCCGTTCGGCGTGAGAACTTACAGGTCTTTCTTCGCGTCAGCGACGATGTTTTCGAAGTGACTGATACCGGCTTCGATATTGTCTTTGATCCACGATTCACCGCGCGACAGCAGTGCGGCGGCACGGTTCAACAGGCTGACGTGTTCTGCCGGTACGTCGATGCTGACCGTTGCGGGTGCTTCGTCCGACGTGGCGGCTTGTGCTTCTGCGGTTGCGGCAGCAGCGTCGGACGGTGCGACTGCGGGCGTATCGACAGGCGGCGCAACCGGCGCAGCGGCGATGCTGGGCGCGTCTTCGATGGCGCGGAATGACATGTACTGCAATGCGCCGATAAGCGCCGTGCGAACCAAACTGATACGAACCATGATGTTTCCCTTTCGAAAGGTTAAGAACGTTACTAACGGTAAAGCAGAACGGAGTGTATCACGCCATTCGACAAACGCAACTGCAATCTCCTGGCTGACTGTGACCGTTGCACACCGGGCATAGCGTAACGGTCAAATGTCCAAACGCGCCTTGCACTTCTTCAGCCTTGTCAGTGATACGCGCGTCAGGTGCCAGGCGTTGCACCAACTGGCGCACACAGGTTGCATACGAATGTTCGCCGCGTTTGTCACAATGGAACGCAATGTGTAAAAGCGTGACTTTTTCAACAGCGGTTAGCACGGTAGACATGGTGACTCCACCAACGTTTGTTCGGCGTGACCGTGCCGGGCAACATGTTGAAAGTACGCCGACAGTGCTTTGTCAAGCGTGTCGCTGTAGAACAGCCAGCCCCTGAAGGTGCGATACGGAGCGCTGCCGCTCCACACAACAACTTGACCCGGATGAATGTAACGCGTCCTTGGCTTAACCGCCTGCATTGCGCGCCCCCGCTGCGGCAGCAATCATCGTGTCAAACAGGCCGTCAACCATTTCAGGTGTCGGGGCGTTCTTGATGTCGGGCAGACCGGTCATTACTTCGTCTACCGCTTCAAACATGCGTTCCTGCACGTCTTCGTTCGGTTCGCACACAATCAGGCGCAGACCACGGTAACGGTTCGCGTCGGCCGTCAGTGCGTTCAATTCGTCAACCGACACAAAGACGCGCGAAACGTCAAATTCGCATTCTGCCGTGACGCGCTCATATTCTGCCGCACATTCGGCACTATGCGGCGTCATGCCGTCTGATGTGCAGTTAATACCTTTGCAAGTTTCCATGATGGGGCAAACTCCTTACGCGGCCGGGGGCGTTGCGACAGCAGCGGTCAGCGCCGCTTGCGTCTTTGCGTGCGCTTCTTTCTCTGCGGCAAGTTCGGCCGTTAGCGCTTCGACTTGCGCGTTGGCTTCAATCAACGAACCGTTCGTTGCGGTCAGTTGGTCACGGGTCGCGTCGTGCGCATCCTGTTCGGCCGTCAGCTTGGCGATTGCATCGCGGTACGAAACGGCCAGTTGCGTCGTATCTGCCGGTTGTGATGCGACGCCAGCCAGCGCGGCAAATTCTGCCGCTTGCGAATGGGCCGTTGTCTTCTGGCTGTTCAGATTGGTCGGTTTGGTAGTCATATTCGGACACACTCCTGTTGGTTATGTGCGTTATCGCACAAGCGTTACACATTGTCACACACAAACCGTTAGTAACGGTCTAGGATGATTGTACGGCATAAGCCGTGCCAACCCCAACCAGTATTTTAACCGTATGAGGAACATCATGAACAAGACACACATTCGCGCTTATACCAAAGCGCTGGTCGAATCGGCAATGAACCGTCAAACGGCGCTTGAAATTGAACTGGCGGTCGGTTTTGCCGTGTTGTGGGAATGCGAAGCAGCGCGCCGCCTGGCACGTGAAACGTTGGTGACTATCTACAACAATGCGGGTTGGTCGTGCAAAGAACCCGGCGCACTTGACTGGCGCGCGGTGAATCGCCGCATAACGGCCAGCATCGCCCTGTACGACTTCATGGGCGCAGACATCGCAGAACTGGCGAACGGGCACAAAGCGGCCGAACTGGTTGATGCATTCCGCCCGGCAATCGCGGCGCTTAAGGTCAAGTCGGTCAACGAAGTCTTGCTGGCATGCGACAAGGTGCGCGGCCCACGTAAGGCGTCAGCACCGGCAGAAGGTCAACGACTGGACGCGGGCAAGCTGCACCTGATAGTGCCGGTCAGCGCGACCCGCGAAGACATGCTGGCGCTGGCGACAAAGTTGATGGAACTGGCAATGACCAAGTTCGAGCAACCCGCAGCGGCAGAACCGGCCGACCATGAAGCGCTGACGGGCGAAACGGCCGAAGCATGAAAAAAGGGCCGGGCGCTATGCCCGGCCCAAAGGCCCCATCATGGCTTACTGCCGGGTCTATTATGCCGTATCAGGCTATTCAGCAAGCGCCGACGCCAGCTTGACCGACCAGCACGCAACATACGGTCGATGATGATGGTTGTGTTGCTGGCGGCGTTTACTTCGTCAGGGTTCAGTACGCCGCGCCGTATGTGAATCGTCAAATCCGCTACGTCGCACACGTACGCGAATCGCATCCAATGCAGTAGTTCGATGGGTCTTTGTGGGCCTGTTGCCTTACTCATGTTTGACATACTCCATATCATCACGAATCACAATGTCATCGCCGTCTTCAAACAGGCGCAGCTTCCATTGCTCTATTCCTAGCAGTTCGTGATAGATGATTTTGTCACGGTGCGTTTGCCCGAATTCATCTTGGCCATAACCTTTAAATAGGTGCCCATCATGGACGGCCCAACCACACGCGCCATTTTCATACAGGAATCGTTGTTGCAGCGTCACGATACGGTTGTGATTTTCATAATGTTCGCTGATGACGATTACGGCGCGTGCGCCTATTTCCCATTTACTCATGTCTCACCCCTTCATTAGTTCCTGATACTGCCGTGACGCTTCAAGCGGGTCAACCGCAACGACCGTCACTTGCTGTGCGCCTTGTGCGTTCACTCCGACATTGACCGTTGTGCCCGGCGCGGTCGGTTCTTTGCCGATGCCGAACTCATTAGCCAGTATCTTGACCATTGCGTCCTGGTCGCGCGTCTTGACTTCGAAGCCATCCTTTGTCTGTTTCACACCAGCGAACAAACGCCGCGCGCCGCCCTTCAGTTTCCGCGTGTCCTTGAAGACGGTATGCACATGTCCTTCGCCTAAACACTTTGGGCATTCCGGGTTCGGCCCGGCGAAGACATCGAAGCCATATCCGCCAGCATTGTCGGGCAGCGGCGGGCACTCCGGTTCGGGTCGCTTGCTACCTAGCTCCACATCGCGTTCCCATGCCTTGACAGCGGCGGCATGCTGGTCCATCACGTCGGCCAGTGCGAACCCGAACTCTGTCTCGTTTTTCCATTGGTATTTGTGCCCAACGCCCCAGCACTGACGACAGCAACGAACCTGCACTTCTGACAGGTCAGTTGCACTTGCCGTTGCAATTTCCGTAATCAGGGCCAGTACGCCAGCACGATCAATGACGGCGGCATTTGTGGTCTGTTCGCGGATATCGCTCAAGCGCTCCGCAATCCGTCCGTTTTTCAACAACTCACGCGCGCGGTTATTGATCGTTGACGGAAGCATGGCCCCAACGTCATATGCACGCCGATACGCTTCAGTGGCATTACCCGTTTCGAGGTACGCCAACACAAACGCATCCTGTTTTGGTGTCAATTTCATCACGTTATGCCCGTTTCCAGAACACAGAACTCACCGGAACGACCTGCCATAAAAGTCCTAGCCATATACACATATATACCTATATAACCACTATATAACCACTTTTGGATAGACGTTTTATACTGGGCTGTTCTGCTGTGTTCTGTGTTCTGGCGGTTGTTATCATGCCAATGTCTGCAACGTTTCGAACGCATACAACTTGGCAAACGGTCGATAAGTTGCAAACGCATTGACGGTGTTATCTTTGCAAATCACGCCGGGCTTGAGCCAACCGTTGACGTTGCGAACCAGCCAGCAACGAACCTTGTTGCCGCGTTCGTCATACACCGCAGATTCAAGCGCCGTCATTCCCACGTCATCAAGCGCATGCCGCATTGCCGGGTTCAGCCGCTTTGCGGTAACGTCACCTTCATGAAGAATGTTCACAAGGTCGGCAACCGTAATCAGGTCGCACGGCCAATGGTCAACAATCTGACGGGCCAACTTTTGAACGGGCGTCTTCGTTGCTGATATGGCTTTGCGCTTGGCATCGGTAACGGGCGGTCGCGCGCCGGGATTGAAGCGGCTGATGTCGCGTTGCTTTAGCCATGCGCCGACGCTATCAACGAAGCCGGGATAGTCCAACAGGCTGTATAGCTGGGCGTAGACATGTTCTGGACGCGGCCCCGCTGTCAGGTGCTCAACATCCCATCGCCGGTCGCCGTCGTCCATAGGAATAGCGTTCTTGTGGTTGGAGAACAGCAACCATCGGCAACTGTTGTGTTCGGTATATTCCTTGCCGTACTTCGGTTTGATGTAGCGCGTTTCTTCGGTCAACATGTTACGAATGCGACCTTCTAACTGATAGGCATCTTCACGCGCACCTGTGCGAATTTCATCAACGATAGCGATGATGCGACCCGACAACGCGCCGTTGAAATTGCCATTGATAAGTGCATCCATATCAACGCTGGGCGCAACGTATCCACGCCATAAGCGGCTGATTACCGATGCGACCCAATTGCGTCCGGTGCCGGTGCTATCGGCAATATGCAACCAGCCATGATGTGGCAGCACACCGGGGAACTGTTCAATGTGTGCAAGCCAATCAAGAAAGCGTTCAGCCGACGCGCCAAACAAATATTTAATCTGTTCATAGAACGGTGTCACATCAACCGTATAGAAGCGCTCCGGTCCTTTGCGCCACATGTTCAGCGCTGTACGCCCATTAGGGTCATAGGTCAGTACGTTGTCACCGGCCCTGAAGGTACGCGTTGCAACGGATGTACGGGCCGGATGCGTGCGCCACGCTTCGACGTGTTCAACGGTGCTGCTGTCCGCAACCGTGCGTGACGCTGCCATGAGATTGCGAAAGTCACTCAACGAGAAACACACGGCGCGGTCGGTCTTGCTGCCAACCTGCGAACCATCAGCAACGAACACGAATTCGTCAAGCATTTGCGCCGTTGTCATGACCGGCGTCAGCGTCGGCATGTCTTCTGGCAGGTTCAGCGCAACGTTCTGTTGGCGCTGCATTTCGCGGCGGTCAGGTGCCGGATGTGACGAACGCAACGCAACCATCTTGCGGCAATCGCTGATAGCCAGCTTGACGCCTTCAACCAGTTCGATGCAACGTTGGATGTGCGCCGCAAGAAGTTCGCGGTAGGTGCGGTCAATCGACAGGTCATAGCCTGCTTCTTCAGCGATAGCCTTGACGGTATGTACGTCGCTGGCGGCGGCGATACGATCGTAAAACGCCTGATAGCCTGTCTGCGCCTGTTGCTTCACTTCTTCGTTGGCGTCGGCCGCGTTCCACTTGCGTACATTGGTCATCTTGGCGCACGCGCGCATGATGTCCCAATGCATATACGTCACTTCGTTGGAGTGGTACTGGTCCGCTTTAGTGCGACGGAACGCGGCACGGTCCATCAGTCGTTCTATGCGGGGGCAGTCCTTGCCGGTCCACATCGCAAGACGGCACGCAAGCGCAAACGCGGCGTCACTGCGGTCGAACTCGTCACCCTTGTCACTGGGCCATGCCTGTGACAGCACTGCCACGTTGGCGTTGAACAGGTCGGCGTTTGCGACAGGCACACGTTCATCACGGGGCACGTCGCCGCGCAATGAACCAAACGCCTGTTGTGCGTCAACGCGTGGTTGTGACGCGGGTGCCGACAGGAACGCGCGCAACAGGTCGTCATCGCTTGCGGGCACGTTGCCAGCTTCAGCAATCGGGCCGACGTTCCAGCGCAACGGCGCGTTATCGTCAATCAGTTGTGCCGGGAAACGACTAGATATAAAGCCAGCAAGGACATGTCCGCTGTTATGTGCAGCATTGCCGATTGCGTTGGTGCCAGTAAGAGCAACAAAGCGTCCACGGTGATAACACTCCACGCCACCACGCTTGCGACCCGAAAACCCCAACGGTACATCGCCCGTTGTGAAGATGTGCAGACCCTCACCGCTTTGCGACACTTCGACCGCAGCGCCTGCAAACTGTGCGCAAATAGCTTTAGCATCGTCGGTCCAGTCCGCACCGTTGCGGCAGTGGTCAATGTCAATGAAGGTGAACGGGTCGGTTTCGTTGAGAACGAACGCCACGCCCATTTGCCATGCGTTTGCATACGTCAATGCTTCTTCAGCCGTACACCAGTCGGCCGGGTTGGTGCTGCTGCCGCGCTTGCTGGTCCTGATGCTATACGGTACTTTCGTCGGGCGTCCGGTGTCATCGGATTCAAGACGCCACAACATGAACTGCGGATACTGCGCCATTGGGGCAAGCGGCCCTGCAAGCGCGGTGCGCAAGGCTTCGATATTGTGCATTTGTGGTACGTCCTGCGAAAGTTAGCGAACGCCCTTGACGTTGTGTTTTTCTGCCAGTGCTGCGATTGCATGCCGATACAGGTCAGCCGTGTTGATGCGCACGCCGATGGCTTTCTCCGTTGCTTCGACTACCTTGGCGTAGTTTTGTTTGTCTTGCTCGTCCAGGCGCACCGATACAAAGTTGGGGGGAATGACTTGCATTTGCGAATGCTCCAAAAAGTTAAACAATGTGTGACAACGTACAGAAGTCTAACACAAAGCAAAACGCCCGCAAGGTGCGGGCGTTGTATGTGCGACAAGTAACGGTCGGGTTTAGTCGTGCCAAACGGCCCATAAAAATATGAGCGCTGCTGCCAAGTACCAGTTGCCATAACCGGCAGCGATTGCGGCGAAGATGACGAATAGCATTTGCATTACTCCACAATGGCGGCGAGCGGCGCAAATGCTGCGATGCCCCCGCACGGGTGAATGACGAAACGCGGCATGCCGTAGTCATAGCCGTTCATGACTGCTGATAGCAGTTCGACAGGTGCTGACGGCATGCCGGGTTTAACCGTTATGTCACCTTCAACAGTCTTGCTGCACATCAAGCATTTGTAGATGGCTTTCATTCTTTGGGTTCCAAACGATAGTACGGTGAACCGGCGCGCATGTCGCCGTCACAACCGTCATTGTGCGGTTCATGGATGACGCACTCGAACTCACATGTTGTGATGGTGTGAAAGCACTTGTTGCACGTCCAGTCACGAACTAGCGTCTTCGTCCAACGTTGGTCAATTTGTACCATCTTCGTCACCTGTGAACGGGATGGGCGGGGCGATGTCGTACGGCATGCGCTTCGTATGTTCCATGTCACCGGCAAGACCTTGCCACGCAACGATGCTGCCAGCGTGGAACAGCACCGGCCCGTTGCGCCACACGTCGCCGTCGAATGTAACGTATGTCTTCGACCAGTTGCCGTTCGAGTAGCGCACGCGGTAGTCACCGACGCGGTACGGCTTGTGCTCCGGGTAATCGTAAATCTGCGACAGCTTTGCCAGCGGTGAACCCGGTACCTTAAGACGAATGTTGTTCTTTTCGTCCACTTCGTGCAAAGCGCCGCAAATCATGCACTTCTGCACTTGCGGGCCGTGTGCGCGAATAAAAGTATGAAAGTGAATCGACACCTTCATTGGTTCCTGACAGGTCAAACAGTTGTAGTTCTTCATAATTTGTATTTTTCCGCAGTGAACAGTTCAAGAAGGCGGATGTTTTCGGCGCTGTAGGTCATGCTGCGAATAATTGCGCACGCTGCTTCAAGACCAGCGCGACGGCCGACGTTAAAGCCCGATTCATAGGCAGCGTCCAGACCTTTGGTTATATGGTCTGGACGCTGCGACGGTAGAAAATCATGCTTCGGTATAGGGTTTGATTGCGTCATCATAGTATCCACAGAAAGCGTCAACAATAGCGTGACGCATTGCGATTGCGGTATTGGCATGCACGTCACGGTGCCACTTGCGCGCCCCAATCTGCACGCGTACATCAGCGCTGCTATGCACGATGCGGATGACGGCCGGGAATCGGACCCAACCAAGTAGTTCAAGCTGGTCAATCGCAACCGCCTTTACGTTGGCTTGCAAGAAGCCATACGTACGCGCATGGCCCAACGCTTCAAGCGTATGAAGGGTAACGTTCTCCGGGTCAAAGTAATACTTGTCGCTTTCTTTGAACTCAACCAGCAAGCCTTCGCGGTCGGCGTTCAACATGACGGATGCGCCGACGCACAATGCGACCTTGGCGGCGCGTTGAAGATGGTGCGGTGCCTGGTCGGCCCGCACGATGCTAGTCGTTTCCATTTTGAACCCCCGTTGCAAGATAATCGAGCGACACGTTAAGCGCACGACCAATTTCGATAAAGGTGAACATGTTGCATCCGCCAAGGTCAGCTTCAATACGCCTGACAGTCGTATGCGTGCAATGAATCTTGTCAGCAAGTTCACGTTGTAAAAGGCCCGCGTCGTTGCGTAGACGCCGAACACGCTGCCCGATTGATTCCTGTTTCATTTCGGTAACTTCGCTTTCTGTCCGCAATACCACGCGTACGGCGGGCGTTGGGTGAATGGCGCAATCTTCCATGCGGTAAATCCGGGGCCGTTGTGACGGCGATGGCGTTGAAACCACACGCCGTCATCACGACATGCGCATTGCCTGCGTACCGGATTGCCCATGTTGTAGATGTGCGCCAGCATGGTCAGATTCGCCGCTCCATGCGTTCGAACATACGGACGCGGGCCAGTTTGGTCATACGCGTATCGGCGTCGGCCGACTGCATTGCCTGCGCCTTGTTGAAGCGCGCCAGCGTGTTTGCAACGTCGGGTTGCTTCAACAAGAAAGCAACTTCAGCGTCAGTCAGTTTGATAGGGTTGGTCATGACGCGTCTTGCTCCGGTCGAATGGTGATGGACGTTGCGCCGTCGTCAAGCATTTGTTGTGCGAACGCAAACGCGTTGTCACGGTCGCTGAAACGTTGCTTGCGTTCCGGCGTCATCACGTTACCCTTGACATCCACGGGCGGGAACTTCGCCTTAACGAAGAACTTCATGCTGCCGCCCTTACTGGTTCGATAACCACGCCGCGAACACCGGCAAGATGACGGCGCACATACTTAAGAGCATCACCACGGCTTGCAAAATCGATAAGCACGCCCCAACAACCGGACGACGTTTTGATGCAAAACCGGCCGGGTTGCCCGGTCTCCTTTCTAACGGGCAACTTCGCTAGTTCGTCAAGAAGCGCGCCGGTCGCAACGACTGGCATCAATGCGGTATCGTAAATGGGTAACGGTCGGGAGTTTGCAAAACCGTGCTGCAGTCCGTTCTCATGACCGAACAACAGCAAGTTGCGATATGCATGGTCTGATTGTCCAGGGCCGCGAATCGGAATATGCCCACAACCCGACATTGACCGCACCGCGTAAGCTATGCCATCAAGCACCCGACCGCCAGCCAGTTCAACCGCACGGATGAATTCGCGCGGTTGCTGCTTATACATGCGCTTGTATTCGGCCTGCCAGTACGCGCCAAACGGGTCGTCAAGGTCATTCAGGTCGCGCACCGCAGCGCGGATATCGGGCGGCGGTGCGCCGGTCACGCTGGCTTTAGCGCGCTTAACCTGACCGTCAACAACGTCACGCGGGTCGAACGACATGGACAGGCTGAAATGGCCGTCATCATACATGCCGATGCTGTTGCGAATGCCGAGCGGGTATGCGTCATACGTCGCATCGCTAGGTACGCCCTGGCGGATTGGTTCACTTTCAAAGCCGTCAGTCAGTGCGCCACCAATACGGGGTTCAGTGTGGATTGCGGCGTCTTTGCGCACGCACTGTTGATGCCATGCGCATTCGGGTTCATCGGTACATTCCGCACAGCCAACCATACCTTTTTGAACCTTGGTGCCGGTGTTGGGAAATACGTTCACTTCTGCGCCAGCGTCTTGCGCTTCGACAACCGATGATTCGGTAATTGCGACGATGCCGCCAGCAACTGACGCGGGAACAATCTTGTCAGAATCGCGCAATGTGTTTATGACAACGCGCATTTCATTCAACAGCGCCATGTATCCGCCGCGCTCGAACGTTGTGCCGCTGCCGATGTGAGTGCAACTGTAGCGCTTGCCGATGGGCGTGATGCTGAAGCCGTACTGTGCCGCATAGTCTTTGGCAAGTTGTGCCGGGCTTTTGTTTTCCATGATGGTTCCTTTGGGGTTAGTTGAGTCGGTCGCGCAACGTGCAGAACGCTTGTGTGTCGGCGTCGTCACCATGACCGCCGCGACATTGAAGGTCCAACCAGTTACGCAGTTTGTCAATACGCGGGTCGCGCCCCTGTACGCCGTTGTATGACTCGTTCGGGTTGGTCGTCATCACGTCGTAATACCTTACGCCGTCGATGTCGGTAACAGTCTTGATGCCTGCCGCGTTGGCGGGTTGTGTGTTGACAATCCACACGGCCAGCACCGCCAGCAATACCGCACTGTGGAATTTGTCCATCAGCGCCGCGAAGATGAACAGGAACGCGCACAGCAGACACAGCAGAACAATCACGATGGGGAGTAGTAACATTTTTAGCTCCGTTTGGTTGACAACTGACGGAAGTATAAAACCGTTACTTTGTAGATGGCAAGAACAAAATGCAAAGGGCCGCATATAGCGGCCCTTGTGGTGTACATGCAACGCCCCGTCAGTGTAGGCGCTTCACTTCAGCGGCGAGCGTTCGCGGCATGGATGGCAATTCATAGTGTTCAGAAGCTGCCGCCAGCGTCTTGGCATCCTTCAGTTCGACCGCATGGGCCAGTACGGCGGCGCGCAAGCCTTCACGGTCGCCAAAGTAGCGATTGATAAGACCATCGCTTACGCCCGTTTCGCGGGCAATCGCGGCGCGTGTCACCTTGCGGATTCCCTTGGTTCGGGCAATGGTGTAACCCGTCTTGACCAGTTGCGCGGTTCGTTCGTCAGCGCTCATTCGTTCGTTCGCCATGCTTTTATCACTCCATTAGTTACGGTTAGGTGCTGCGATGTTACAAGGTTCCGGGGCCGGTGGCAAATGCCGCGTCACAACCGTCAGCAATCGCCAGCTTCAGAAAGTTGAATTGCGCCGCTTCGTGTTTGTCGGTCGGGCTGAACTTCCAGCCTTCATGCTTAATCTCACGCATGCACGCTTGACCGATGACCATACCAACCATGTCGGGCGTTATCAGGCGCTTGCGCCAGCCAATCAGGTCGGGCGATTTAAGGATAGCGTTCGCCTGCTTTGATTCGTTCGCCAGTCCATACCGCACAACCCGGCCGTCAGCGTCTTCAAACGCCCCGCTGTTGTTGCGAAACAGTCTGATACGCAAATTCGCCGCTTCAAGGCGCACAAGCGATTGCTGCCGCCCTTCGCTGCCTGGCGGGTCGCGGTTGTCGGGAACGCCCATTGCACCCAACGCCGTTACGCCCATGCACGCCTTAAGTTCTTCAAGCGCTGCCGGTGCGATGTTGTGCCGCCGCGCCCATTCGTCAATTGATATCATCGGCCATGTCCGCTAATGCGTTGTCAATTTTGCTATGCGCCAGTTTGTGACGAACGCGCGCTTCGTAACTCGAATGTTTGCTGTCGCGGTTGCGTTTTCGCTTTTGATAACGCGTCAGCTTGACGTGATGCTGTTGCGGGGCCGGTTCAAGTTCAACGCCCAGATTGTTCAACTGCACGTCGAGCGGTAAAAGTTGCTCACGTATGTCGTTGAACCGCTTCGGGCTGATGTTGGGTTGTGTCAATGCGTGCGCCAGTGTCTTGCGCAATTGCATCAACATTTTGATTACGTCTTCTTTCGTCGGCGCGGTCATGCTGGCTCCATTTCGTTAGTAACGGTCAGTGCGTCAGGGATAAGTATGCCACGGCTTTCTATGTCGGCAATGATTCGTTCGCGCAACATGTCCGCTTCGGGCTTGCCCAGCGTCATGGCTTGCATCGAATCCATGTTGAACGTGAACCAAAAGCGCCGATAGTTCACGCGGTCATCATCGCCACCATGCGTCGAATACCAATACGCTATGGCGTCGCGCAATCGGTGCTGTGCGGCCTGCCGCTTCATGTGCTGTGCAATGACGGCGGTACGTGGTGCGCCTGCCGGTATGAGCGGTGCGCCGTCAATGCGGGCCATTTCGCCGCGATATTGCGCCAGCAACTGCGGGTCAATCTGCGTAAGGTCGCCGTCTACCTGCAACGGTCCACCACTGGCAGTCGGGGGCGGCGCTTCGGTGCCGCAGTAGGGGCAACATGTGAAGATGCGTTCGTACGGGAATGCACATTCCGGGTTGAGACACACGCGCATCGGTATCCCGTCGTCAGCCGCAGATTTGCGTTTTGTTCCGGCATCAAGTGTCCATACGCGCGGGCGGTCGGGCGGTCCTTTGTGCAAATAAAAGTTGCCAACATGGTCGAAGATGAACGCAAACGGCTTGCCAGAATCTTTGATAAATTGCAAACGTTGGTCAACGCTGTAGGTATCCCACGCGCCAGCAAGCATCCTGCTAATCATAAGGCGCAGCGCGCGGCCCCACATTTGCGAATACAGCGCGAACGACGCGGTTGGACGCGCAAAGCTGACGCATTCGATAGCGGGCAAGTCGAAGCCTTCGCCAAACAAATCAACGTTGACCAGTTGCCACAATTCACGGTTCGCAAAGCGCCGGATGACGTTACGACGCCTGTCCGGGTCGTCTTCGCCGGTCAGCAGTTCGGCAGGCACGCCCGCACGATTGAATGCGTCAGTAATGCGCCGGGCGTCTTCGATGTCTACCGCGAACGTTACGCCCAGCTTGCCGCGCGCATGTTTGATATACGTTTCAACAACGTCGCCAACGATGCGTTTCGAGCGGTGTACAGCGTCGCGCAACTGGTCAGGGTTGAAGTCACCGCCCGAACCAATCTTCACATCTTCAAGGTGAAGGTCTGACGGCGGAATGCAGAACACCTTGTAATCGGTCAGATAGGCGTTATCGATTAGCCAGCGCATCGGCGGGCCTTCGACCAGCGCATCAGCGATGCCATGCGCGTGACGCCCTAAACCCTTCTTGTCGGCGCGTGTGGGGGTTGCAGTCGGTAACAGGAACCGCGCATTTGGGAACAGCGCCGCAGACTTGCCCCACTTGTTATCAAATAAGACGTGGTGCGCTTCGTCAATATGCACCATGCCCACGGTCGGGCACCACGTACCAAGGTCGCGCTTTGTGATGGTATCGACTGACGCCACGCGCCACGGTGAGCGGGCGTTATAGAATGTGCGTCCGAATTCTTCAACGTGTGCCGCAACGATGTTCTTGATGACCTTATCTGATGCAATCAGACCGTGGGGCACTTCTTCGCGGGCCAGTTGCATGGACATTTGGCCCAACAGTTCCCCACGGTGCGCGATGCTGCAACCGGCAGGGAATTTGTGATTCCATGGTGCTGCAATGTGGTCTTTAGCGAACGAACCCATGATGACGGTTTTGCCGCCCCCGGTCGATAGTTGCATCATCACCGCCCGCGCGCCGCCAAGATACGCGCCGTTTGCGTCATCCTTCAATGTTTGCTGAAAGCCCCGCAAGTTTGACAAAATGTTCTCCGTTGGTAGTTGCGCAAATCGTTACTAACGATTATGCTCCGTTCTGTGTCACCCATCAACCCAATTTGAGGTAACAACAATGGCTTACTTGACGTTTCATTTCCCGTGGAATGTTAGCGCATCGGACGCTATCAACCAGGTGGCAACCCATTTCGGCGTGTCTGTCAGCATTGGCGGCGCACCGGCCAACGTCCCGGCGCACATCAAAACGGCTGTTGAAGCCATCGCGGCCGACCTTGGCGTTGAACAAAGCCCGTCAGTTGCGTTCGGCGCACTGCTGAATGGCGCAGCGGGAAACGTCCAGGCGACACCGGCAAATGTGCCATCTTCTGCGGGTGTCGCAACGTTGCCGACTGCCCCCGTGGCGAGTCTGGATATTTCAGCAACTTCGCTGCCCGTATCGTCGGCCCCTGTACCGCCGACCGTGAACGCGGCCGGTGCCCCCGTGGAGTCTGCCGCAACGGCGAACCCTGCCAGCAACGGCGTTGAATTCGATTCGACGGGCCTTGCGTGGGATGAACGCATTCATAGCGGCAACAAGACGAAGACACCGGCCGGTGAGTGGCGTTCGAAAAAGGGCGCAGACAAAAACATTATCAAACAGGTCGAACTGGAATTGCGCGCGAAGTACCCAAACGGCGCGACGCCTGCCGGGGCTGTCCAGTCCGCTGCGGCGAATGCACCCGCATCGCCTACCAACGCGCCTGTTTTGCCTGACCGCGCTGCCGGTATCGCATACGCGCACGCCGAAGGCTTGCGCGTTGCTGGGCCGCAACTGCTTGACGACGCGACGATTGACCAGTTGAACAACGGCAAGTCGTACACGCTGTCGCCGGAACAGAACGAGTGGTATTCGATCTACTTCGCCAAGCGCAACGCGGCGTTCGCAGAATTCATGAGTCGCGCCCCAAACGTTGCATCAGGCACGCCCGCTGCGCCCGTATCACCGGCAGCGACTGGCAGCGTTCCCGCAGCACCAGCGGCCCCGGTCAGCCCCGTTGCATCCCTGACGGCGGCGGTTGGTACTGTTCCCCCTGCGCCGAATGCCCCGCTAGACGCGTCCGGTTTGCCGCATGACCCGCGTATCCACGTCGGCGCGAAAATCAAGGACACGTCGGGCGTTTGGGTTCAACGTCATGATGTGCCAGGCGAAACGAAGCTGTTGATTATGGCTGAACTTCGCGCGGCAATGGGAAACGTTGCGGCAGCGCCGTCTACAGACCCGAATGGGGCCGTTGGTGCCGCACCTGTTGCGCTGACGCCGCCCGGTGTAACCGCTGAACAGGCTGGTAGCGACTTCACGAAACTGATGCAATGGATTGTCGCCAATCAGGTCGCCAAGCGCATCACCACAACGGCCGGCCCGGATGCAGCGCGCGACCTTGGTTTTGCTGACGCGAACGGCAATGGTCAACTTGTGCTGATGCGTGAACATCCGGCGTATTTCCCGCACGTGGTTGCGATGTTGCAAGGTCAGGGTGCAATCTGATGGCTAACAGCCCTTTCGAACTGCGTCTGTCACATGCGGCCGATTGGGCACGTTGCCCGGCATTTGTGCGGGTGAACAGGACGCCACAAGCGGCAGTCATCGAAGCTGAAGGCGACAACACGGTGCGCGAAGAAGGAACCGCAATGCATTGGGTTGCTGAAGAAGCGATGAAAGCCAACACTGTGGTGTGTGAAGCACCCCCAAATGTCGGCAGTATTGCACCGAATGGCGTGACCATCACCGACGAGTTGTACGAAGGCGCAATGTTCTTTGTTGATGTTCTCTGTTCATATCCGCTGATGCCGTGGCGAATTGAAGAACAGTTGCAAGCGCGCCGGATTCATCCCACGGCATGCGGCGGCAAGCCTGATGCGTACGGGCACGACCTGTTTAAACAACACGTTGTCGTGCCCGACCTGAAGGGCGGCTACATTCCGGTTCAAGCGTTTCCCAACTGGCAGTTGATAGGGTATCTGGCGGCGATTCTTGACGCTAACCCGACGTGGGAAACGCCGGACCTGACGGTTGAATTCGTCATTGTCCAACCGCGTGCGTATCACAAGGATGGTCCGGTAAAGCGTCACACGATGCGATTGGTTGATGTGTACCCGTATTTCGAGTCGTTACGTATGGCGGCGCATGTTGCGATGGGTGAGCATGCGCCAGCCGTTGCGGGTCCGCAGTGTGATAACTGCGCCGGTCGGGCGTCGTGCAGCGTGGCGCATGCGGCAGGGATGCGCGCACTGGAAATAGCGGGTGAGCCTGATGTTCACGATTTGCCGGTTGAAGCGCTAGACTATGAAATGCTTCGTCTTGAAGATGCAGCGCGTATGATTCAAGCCCGGCTGACGGGTTTGCAGGCACAGGCGTCACATTTGATTCGCAAGGGCGCGATGCTGCCGAACTACACCCTTGAAGCTGGTAACGGTCGGTTGAACTGGCTTGACGAGTCGGCCGAACAGGCAGCGTTGGCAATGGGCGATTTGATGGGTTTGGACCTGCGCAAGCCGGTGAAGGCAATCACGCCGACACAGGCTATGCAACGGATGCCCAAAGAGTTGATTGAACAATACGCGCAACGTAAGCGCGGCGAAGTAAAGTTGGTTCGATTTGACCGCAATGCGGCGGTCAAGGCTTTTTCACACTTGACGATTAAAAAGGATTAGAGAAAATGCAATTCACGACACCCGTTGGGCGCATGGTTTACGGTTCGGTGTGGGATGGTTCGGACACCGACAGCAAAGGTCAGAAACGCATCATCAAAAGCGGCCCGAACGCGGGCAAGCCGGGCTTCACGTGGTCGTTCGGCGTGGCGTTCCCGAAGGTGCTGGCAAACGGTCAGCCCAACGAAGAATTCAACAAGTTCTTTCGTGACGTTATCGACGTTTGCCGCGCTGGCTATCCGCAGTTCTACACCGGCCCGGTTGACGCGTTCACCGGCAAGCCGGGTTGCATCCGGCCGGGCGGCATGGCGCTGAAAATCAAGGACGGCGACGGCGTTGACGCCAACGGCAAACAGAACCGTGAAAAAGAAGGCTGGGCCGGTTGCTGGGTTGTGTCGTTCTCCGGTATGTACGCGCCGCGCGTGTTCGACGTGAACGTTGGTCTTGACCCGGCGCAGCAGTTGCAGGACAAGTCACGCGTTCTGCCGGGCGATTATATTGCGGTCAACGGCACGTGTGAAGCGAATACGGGCGCGGAAACGCCGGGCGTGTACATGAATGGCAACATGGTCTGTTTCGTCGGCGGCGGCGTGCGCATCGTCACAGGCCCAAAAGCGGCTGACGCGTTCAAGGGTGTCATGGCTGGCGCGTTGCCGCCCGGTTGTGTGCCTGGCGCGACGCCTGCCAATGTGGCACCCGTCCCAAACGTCCCGGCCGCGCCGGGCGGCGTGGTTGGGTCTGCCCCTGCGGCACCGGGTATGGTTCCGAACGCGACGGCCTATGCGCCCGCTGCCGCTCCGGTGGCACCTGCCGCACCCGTCGCACCTACCGCCCCTAGCGCGCCGCAACTGACACCGGCAGCAATCGCGGCAGGCTTCACGACGTATCAGGCGGCAATCGCTGCCGGTTGGACGGATGCGACGTTGCAGCAACATGGCTATCTGGCGGCAGCGGCACCCGTTGCACCGGCTGCACCTGTTGCGCCTGTACCGCCCGCAGCACCAGCGGCACCCGTTGCACCGGCTGGCCCGCAAATGACACCGGCTGGCGCTGCGCTGGGTACTTATGATTCGTTCATTGCGAACGGCTGGAATGATGCGACAATGCGCCAACACGGCTATCTTGTGTAACGGGTAGTTGACGGTAACGGAACGCCCGCCACGCGCGGGCGTTTTTCATGGAGTACAAATAAGTGACGAAACGACCAATTGCGTTCTTCGACCTTGAAACGTACCGCAATTATTTTCTGTGCAAATTCTTGCATAACAATACGGGTGCGTTGCAGGAATTCGCCATGTTTCCGGGTCAGCCGTTGAATATTTTGGGCATCATGGCAGTGTTGGCACAAAACACAATTGTTGGCTTCAACAGCGGCAATTACGACTGTCCGATTCTTTCGCTGGCGTTGCGTGGTGCGGACAATCAAATGTTGAAAGACGCCAACGACATCATCATTACGCGCGGCATGAAACCGTGGGATTTTTACCGTGCGTACGGCGTCAAGATGCCCGACCTGACAGACCATATCGACATCATGGAAATATTGCCCGGCGTGCGCATCAGCCTGAAGGCGTACGCGGGCATCGCGCATTGCCCGACGATACAGGATTTGCCAATCGACCCAATGCAGGACATCGAACCGTTACAGCGCATTCAACTGTCAACGTACTGTGGTAACGATTTAGCAGTGACGAAACGGCTGTATGAAATTGCATGTGAGAAAGAGTGGTTGCCGTTGCGCGAACACATCAGCGACGAAATTGGAATCGACGTTCGAAGCAAGTCTGATGCGCAAATCGCTGAAGCAATCACGCGTTCAAAGTTAGGCTATAGGCCCGAACCTATCCAACGGCCTAGCGGGTATCAGTTCACTTATCAGATGCCGCCGTCAGTTCGATTCCAGACACCGCAGTTGCAGGAAGTGTTACGCATTGTCGCGTCAAGTCCGTTCACGGTTTTGCACAAAGACGAAGAAACTGACGAACTTGACGAAGCTGGCAATAAAATCAAATCCGGCATAAAGATGCACGCCGACGTGAAAAAGATTCGCGTACCGATGGGCGTCAGCACTTACAAGTTCGGCGCTGGCGGTCTGCATTCGCAAGAATCCGGTGTGTGGTATGAAAGCGATGACGAGTACGAATACGTTGATAGTGACGTTGGCTCGTTCTATCCGAAAATCATCATCACGTTGGGCATGTACCCGGAACAGTGCGGCCCGCAAGAACTGGTCATTTACACCGGCACGTTTGACGAACGCATGGAAGCAAAGCGGGCCAAACGCAAGAAAGAAGCGAACAGTAAAAAGATTGTGTTGAATGGCAAATTTGGCAAGCTGGGTTCAAAGTACAGCATGTTCTACGCGCCAGAACTGTTGATGCAAGTGACGATTACGGGTCAACTATATCTTTTGATGCTAATCGAAGCGCTTGAACTGGCGGGCATCAATGTCGTATCGGCCAACACTGACGGTATCGTTACGCGTTGCCCGCGTAACATGCGGCACATCCGTTGGGCCATAATGCGCGAATGGGAATTGCGCACCCAAATGGAACTTGAACACGTCACCTATCGCGGCATTTACTTTCGTGATGTGAACAACTATTTCGCCGTGACGGTTGACGGTGAAGTCAAGCGCAAGGGTATCTTCACGACGCCGGAAGTCGGCAGCGGCCCATCGTCGTCAAAGGCACCGCATCGGGAAATTTGCACGGATGCCGTCATTGCGTACATCAAGGACGGCGTACCGCTTGACCAAACGATTTACAGGTGTCGTGACATTCGCAAGTTCGTCACGGTGCGCACGGTGAAGGGCGGCGCTATCCGACGCCTGTATGAAGGCACTGAACATGAACAGTTCGACCAGGATACGCCGGGCAGTTATGAACTGTTGGGTAAGGTCGTCCGCTGGGCATATCGCCGCGACTATCAAGGCGCAATCCATTACAAGACCAACGGCAATCTTGTTGCGGACAGTACCGGCGCATGGCCCGTGATGACGCTGCCCGACACGCTGCCCGACTGGATTGATTACGAATATTATGTGGATCATGCCCGCAAATTGCTGGCTACCTTGAAGGTGACGCGATGACCTGGTATCAGATTGTTTTCTATGACAGCGACGGATGTGCCGCGTATCACACGCTTGCGGCTAACGGCAGCGGAAGTGCTGAAGGCGCGATGTGTGCAGCTTTAGACCGGCAGACCATCGGAGAACATCCCGAACGTATTCAACCGCTGATATGCAATCCAATCTATCTACACTAGCAAATATTTGTTGACGGCGAGAAAGTAACGGTTCATACTTGTCACACAGTCACACAACGGAGGATGAAATGACAAACGAACCGGTTCGCAACTTTGGCGAGTTGTCCGCAGAAGAAAAGCAAGAACTGATTGACGCCTTTAATAGCGGACGCGACATCGAAATGTTTGTTCCGGCGTTGAACGAATTTCACTGGACACGCCGCCCGATGTTTTTGGCCGATTGCGCATATCGTATCGCACTGTAACCAACTACACTAAATGAAACGGCCCGCGCGATGCGGGCCGTTTGTTATGTTGCCGCCACCTGAAGTCGCTGGGCGTTCCAGAAGTTGTCCAACCGCTGGTAAAGCAACGTCAGCGCCGCAAGGTCGTCATTGCCGCGTTTGACCGACGCGCCGCCCGGTATCTTGTATGTGTCGGGGTAGAACACGGCAAATTGCGTCGGTGTCGTCAGAAACGATTGGCACAGTTGATGCGCTTCAATCGCCGCCTGCGCTTCTGCGACGGTTGTGAAGTTACTTACTGATGTAGCCATCGTCTTGCAACTCCGTTATGTATGCCTGCAACTTCACCAGCTTTAACGCCGTGTTATCAGCGTCGTCAACTACTGTGAAAGCGCTCGCAGCAGTTGTTGGTGATAGCTCTGCGTAGGCGGCGGAATCATCAACTGTGCCGGGGGCGGCGGTGCCTTTGCCTGCGGCGCTGGCAGGATGACAGGCGGTGACGTGGACGCGCACGCTTGCAGTGCCAGCAAGCAACTTAGCGCGGTAATCAAGGTTATCTTTCGCATGTGCTGCTACCTCGTTGTCGAACTGCTGTTCAAGGGTCGCAACCTTGCCTTCTGCTGCCTGACCGCGTTTAAGCGCATCGGCAAGTTGTTGGGCAGAAGTCGCGTTGATTTTGGCGAGCGTTTGAGCGTTGACTTGCTCCACGTGTGCCAGCTTTGCGCCGTCTATTTTATGGGTGATGACGTAAGTAACGCCCCCGCCCAGCAACGCGCCGATGACGGCAGCGACGGTGCATAGTTCTAGTTCATTCGGCATAGTTCCGTTTCCTGTTGACGACGTATGACTTGCCCATAACAGTTGTTACTTCTGATACGGCAGTCGCGGCCCCCGTCGTAAATCCAGCGGTTGATTTGGGCACACGCGGCAGCACGGTTGCCCGCATTCAGGTCTTTCAGGAATGTACTTGCGGCACACTTGCCCGGCCCGATGTTGTACGCACAGAACGAAATGACGGCGGCGCGTTCGGGTTGTGTCAACGGAACCGTTACTATCCGGTTCACTACCGCCGCCGCTTCGTTCACTGCTGCCGCGTCCATCTTAGCGCATTCGTCGGGGGTGAACCGGTCGCCCTTCTTCACCCCCTTCGTTACGCCCATGCAAGCCGTGTAGATGCCGTTATCGTCCTGGTAGGCAGTCAGCCTGTCAGTGCCTTCTTTTTCCTGAAGGAACTGTGTTGCGATAGCAACGGCTGACGCACCCGCCGCAACGAGTGCCAACACTTTACGGCTTAATGTCGTTGTCATCGCCGCCTTTCTCCGTTCGACGTTGCAGCACGTGCCAGCGCGACCAGTCCTTACGGAACACACCATTGCGAATCGCAACGATATAGTCAGTCATCCACGGCAATGCCTTGAATATCTGGATTGCTGAATATGTCGCCGCCAGCACCCCCGCAACCTGCCCAACTGCCCCCGAACTTGCAACCATGCTATACGCCGCCCCCGTTGTAACAGCCGTGACCTTTGCGGCGCTTGCGGCTAATGATTCGTTCATGATGGCTGGTCCTTTATGCGTATTCGTACACAATCCACACGCCGGGCAAACCGGCAATACCTGCCGTTGCCGCTGAACTTACACCTGTGCCGATTGCGTTACCGCCGCTACCATATCCAGATAGTGACGTTTGACCCAACGGCGAACGACCGCCGCGCCCGGCCGCAAAGTTTGACGCCGTTGGTTGTGCGCATACGCCGAATGTTCCCGACTCGCCAGAAAGTGCTGACATAATTTCAGCAGCGCCGGTAATTGTCGGCGCTGCTGTTGCTGCGGCTGGTAGCACAACAACAGGACTGGTGCCCGTGGCACCGCCACCAGCAGCACCCGGAATACCGCCCGGCAGTAGCGCAAGCGCACCTGATGTGCCAAATGTGGACGCGCCGCCAGCAGTGCCGTTATTAGCACCGGCAGCACCACCATTACCAGCAGCGCCAGCAACATAAGGAATTCCGCCGGTAAAGCCCGAAGTAAATCGGGCTTTCACATATGCACCTGCCGAACCCGGTTGACTTAGAGTACTGGTCGTGCTGTTAGTGGCAGCATTGCCGCCGCTACCGCCGCCCCCGGCGCTACCTTCAAGAATGATGCTATTTGTGCCGGGCGTTGCGTTGTATGTACCACTTCCGGCCGGAAGAATCTGCACGTTAATCAGCGTGCCGGTCGGAATCGGGTCAAGAATCACCCATTCTGTACCGTCATACTCAACGTCGGTCAGAAGGCCGTTGTACACAACGCCAGCGGCAAGCGCACCGTTCGGGCCGAACTGTTTCAACGCGACCGCGCCCAAACCGTTCACATTAAGTGTGTTACTTCCGGTCGTACCGGCCGCACCGAACTTCACACGGAACCGCAGATTAGCGGTCAACGACGTTACCGCTGGCGATGCCGCCAACGTGAATGCAGGGGCCGTGCCAGCGGTTGCAAACGCTGTTGCGGCCTGTTGCTGAAGCTGCTGAAGCTGTGGTGCCTGTGTTGCTGACGTTGCTGGGCCGACGTTGAAAACCTGCGTTGCGCTGCCTGCCAGAAGCGCACGAAGCGCCGTTTGCTGCGCAACCAACAGCGGCGTCATGATTGCGGCATTGTTGGTGCCTGCCGCTGCTTGTGCGCTGGTTGCGATAGGATCGCAAACAATCTGCCAACCCGTCGTTGCGCCCAACGGGTCGCTTGCTGACGGCGTTGCCACATTGTTCGCAACAATTGAAACGAACTTCTGAAACGGTGCATTGCCCGACGCCGACCACAGTACGACAGAACCAAGCCCGTACGAAATGGCAACACCGCCGTTCTGCGATGCAAGGATGAATTCAGGCACCGTTTCTTTCTGAAGCGCCTGCAACGCCGTCGTGATCGTGTTAATCAGGTAATTCATCGTGCTACGGTCAATCGGCAATGCTGCCGGGTCCGTAGACAGGTCGCGCTGATAGTTGAAGTTCCAACCTTCAGTGAACGATACCGTACCGCCCACTTGCAACGGGTCAGGGATAACCGTTTGATCGCCGCCTGTTGCCCACGGTACATCGAAGTACTTTTGATTGCTCATAATCAGTTTTCCGCCCAAAAAGTGCCGTTGTTAAAGTTCTGATTGAACGCACCAAAACCAAACGCGGGACGCGTTGAAATGATGTAACGCACGCCTACAGCGGCCGGGCGCGGCAAGACATCGAAGTTTTCAAGGATAAATTGTAAGGCACTGTTCGGCGTGAACCCGAAAACGTAAGTCACATACTGCATGTTGTTGCCGTCAAGCACGTACACATTCCCGAAGTCGCCAAGAATAGCCTTGATGCGCTGATTAATTTCCGGCACGGTGCAACGACTAATCAGCTTGTAATATTGCAACTGCAACAGGATGCGCTTCTGTGCCAGCGTCAGGCCCGCACCCGCCTGTGATGCGCCGAAATTGCCCTGGTTGAAGTTCTGCCGACCATTGCTGACGGCGTTGTTTGCCTTCAATTGCGGATTGAAAACCGCTACTTCGCACGCGCTGGTTGTTGACGACAGGATGTTGAACGCGGTTTGCGCTGCGCCAAGCGTGCCGGTCAGCGTTACCGTAGTCCATACCGATGTACTCAACGCGGGCCAGTTACCAAGCGTAGTACCCCCGACATCGCTGGCAAGCGTGCCTTGCGTGCCGCTTATCAACATTGCCTGAAACGATAACGTGACCTGACCGGCAGGAATGCCCCCGGCAATCGGCGTCATCGCCATGTGCTTCGACGTGCTACCCGTCATGTTCAATAGCACGGCCTGCGTGCTGCCGTTCGGGTCAGGCTGACCCGCTGTTGCCGTCACGGTGCCGGTCGGCGTCCACGTCGCGCCAACGTCGGCCCTGTCGGTCAGCAGTTCGGGAAAGTCGAAACCAAATTGCGGGCCGGGATTAGGCGCGGTGATAAGTTGCAGCGGCACGCCAAGGATTTGCGCCCATACCGAAAGGCCAAACTCGTTGGCCGTTTCGAGATTGAAGACGTTCGTACACCAGTCGTTCCAGAACTGTTCATGATTTTCGCTATACCAATCCTGTTTCGCCTGCATAAGCGACTGAAGAACGTCAGCTTCGTTGTGCCGCCATAGCAGTGACGAAAGGATGTTGACGCTAAAATCAAAGTCTTCAATGCTCGAACTCATGAAGTCACCGTTACCGAAAATGCGGTGTTGTTGGTCTGCGCACGCTGGTTCTGTGCAATCGTCACGTCGGTCGGATTCAACGAACCCGGCGAAGTGCCGATGCTACAACCCATGACGATACAGCCGGGGCATGCCGAAACGACTGCGGCGGCAATCTCGAACGGGCTGACGTTCTGACCGATGCCGACCGCCGTAAAGCCGTCTACCGCGCCGACGAAGTAATTGGCGACGGCCTGTGCTGCGTCGGCCTGCAAGTTGCCGGTGTAACTGCCTTGCCGAATCGTCAACGCGCCGTAGATAAACACATACGTTGGCACATCGTACAAAACCGTGTAAGTCTGCCCGCTTGCTGGTTCGACCACAGGCACCGATTGCGCGCCGTTCCAGCCCGCGCCGTCAGTCTTGTTGTTCAGCAGCGTCGTACCGATTTGCAACGGTGTTGCGGTGCCGTCCACACACGCCCAAATGCTGTGCGGTTGCAATGTGATGCCGTTGATGGTCTGGACGCTACTGCTGACGTTTTCCAGATACGCAACCGACGTGACGACAAAATTGCCGTTCGCGTCCTTCAGGCCGTACAGGTTCGAGACTTGCGCCTGTACGGTGCTGATGCCTTGCAAGGCAAGCGTGTTGTTACGCAACGCACGCAACGATGCGTCAGTCTGCTGATTGGTGCCCAGCGTCGTGACGGATGCGGGCGTGCCCGACTGATTGTTGGTGATGGTTTCCCAACCAAGGATTGAATCAACCGGCCAGTTAAGCGCACCGCTGGCAACCGCAGTCGGACCCGCAACAGCCGCAGCAAACGTGCCGTATGCGACGCCGCCGCCAGAGCCGTTGTTAGCCAGCACCACGCCGGTTTGCAGGGTGAAGATTGCGCCGCCCTGACCCAATGATGCCCGCGTGCCTGCGGGAATGATTGTGTTGATAATCCCGGTCAGCATCACGTTTGTCACTTGCGACGGCGTAGCGGCGGCACGCGTCAGACCCAGCAACGCACACAACGCGTCAAGGAACAATCCGCCCGCAAGGTTCGGATTGATTTGGTTTGCAATCTTCGCGTTGGCATTGAGAACGGATGTACGCGCGGTCGTTTCAGCCGCAATCATGACGCCCTGCGGCGTGCTAGGGTCAACACTCAGATTCGCGCCAAACGCCGCTTGCCATTCCGCTTGCACATCGGTCAGGACATCCGACGTGTCGGGCGACACAACGCCCGTTTCAGTGATGTAATCGTATACGTCGCTCATAGTTGACCAGCCAGCCCGGTAATAGTTGTTTGACCATACACGGTGTCGATAACCGTGGAGTAATTCAGGACGTTCGCGTTGCTATACATGCTGAAAGATTCAACGCCGGTCACGTTCGGCGTGTTCGTGATAATGGCCCGTGCTGCCGCTTCGAACTGCTTAGGATTGAATGTATTGAATGCGGTTTGTGCGGTCGGCATGCCGCTGTCTGCCGCGTACTTCATTTCGCCGCGTTGCGCTTCAATGCGCGACTTGCACAACTGCCCGGTCGCAATGGCGTTATTTGGCGCAGCGTCGGTGAAGAACGCGATGTTGCCGTTGCCATCCAAAAACATGTCGCGGTTTGCGTTCTCTGCAATAGTCGTTGTCACACCACACCCCCTGAATTGCCGCTACCCGGCTGAACGTTACTGTGTTCGTGCGGCAAGAACGAACGCCCGGCAATGGTCGTATTTGTCGGCAGACTGACGGCCCCTGTGACTTGCGTACCGAAGCCAGTAGCGTTGACGTTGTACGAACCCGTGTTGACCGTCACCGACGATGACATGTTTATTTCCAGCGTCTGACCATTCAGTTGAATGTCAGGCGCTAACAGGTTAATTCTACCTTCGGTCAAAACAATTCTTGTCGAACCGTCCAGACTGCTGATAACCATGCCGCCCGCGTCAGGCGTGAACGTGTAGTTGTCGAACACATCCGGCACGAAACGCCCTGACTCGAACGAATGCAACCGGCCGTCATTCGGTGACGACATTTGCGCGCTTTGCAGGAACAGCGATATGTCGCGGTCGCTTGCTTCAATCCAGCCGATGTCGCCCGGCCCCAATGGAAAGTTAACGAAGAAGTTGCCGCCGCCCAGCGCCAGAACCGGCACCGCCGCGATAGGCGCACGCCCTATGCGTTGCCCGCTAGTGCTGATGATGCTGATTAGCGGTTGTACCAACGCGCGGTTGCTAGTGCGGTTGTAACTGATGATTTGCGCTGGCAACTGTCCGTCAGTCTTCTGCAATAGTTTCTTGAACAGGAACGACAGCGCCGCGCCAAGGTCGCCGTCTATCGCGGGCGGTTTTGATGGTATTTGCGGTGTGCTCATGGCAGGCTATTTGACCAAAACATTTGTGGGTAGCGGGTCGCTTCGATTACGTCATAGAACGGTACGTCGCGCGTCGCAATTTCGAAGCCGGTTCGATAAATAGTGTAATTGCCGTTCAGTGACGGGTTCTGCACGCTGGTCAGCGCAAGCGCGCCGCCCAGCTTCACGCCGGGTGATAACAGGCATTTGATGCGAATGCCGTACTCCGTCAACTCAACTTGTCCAATCATCCCTTGGTCTTGCGATACGGCAAAAACCGAATTCGTCAGTGCAACGCCCTTGTCCTTGCACACCAACGTACCGTCATCAACATACGCGTCGATTGCGCCCAACTGCTGAAGCCGGGTAATCTGCCCCGTGGCGCTGCCGCTGTACGCATAGTTCCCAATGTTGCGGTCAGTCGCTTCGAATTGCAGATTGACGCCAAGACGCGCTGCGATGTCCTTCGATATCTGCGACAGCGGCGCGGTAACGGCGTACGACTGCGCAACAATGTCATTCTTGAAGAACTGCATTGTGCGCGAACGGATGTTCGTGATGATGTCGGGCGGTTGCGTTGAAATTGCGCTGACGATATCGCCCTGATACCGCAAGAACATTCCCGTGCTTACGCGACCGGCCCATACCTGCACTGACTTGCGCGACTGGTTGTAATCGAACGGCGTCAGGTTCGTTGCTAACGAATTCCGCAAATGACGTGACAGGTTCGCTACCTGTATCGTGCATTCGTTCTGCGTAACGTCAACGAACTTGCTGCCCGTCGCGTAGATGAACGGCGGTTCTTTTGGGAAACCTTGCGACGTGTCGATAGTCGCGGTTTCAGACCCGTAGGTAAAGACCAGTTTTACGATTCGGTCATCAAACATCACGCCGCCTGATTCGAAGCCAATGCAATTGTTTGTGCGTTTGCCGCGATGGTTGCGCGCCCTGCCGCCATTTCCGCGTTGGACGCATACAGCAAGACATCGCCAGAACCAAAGTTCTCATACTGCGGGTTATTGCCGCTGGCCGTCGTCCAGAAGAAGTTACCGCCTTCACCTTCAAGGTACGCGTAGGGCAATACCATTTGACCAACGATGCACGGGCACGATGAGGCGACAACCGTGCCGTTCACCGTGACATCCATGAACATCATGTCGTCGCCGTCGAACCAAACCCGGATGTCATATTGCTGGCCGTCAGAGATAAAGGTCGGCTCCTGATTCGGAATCGCCTGCAAATTTATCGGCATCATCAGAAGATACCCCCTAGATAGTTCGTAATCTGATACAGGGCCGATTGCTGCGGTTGTTGCGTTCCGGTGTTGACCGTACTGGCGTCGGCCGGTTGCTGCACGTTCGTTGCCGTCAGCGCCTGGTATTGAACGATGACTTCTTGAATTTCCCGCAACTTCAGCGCAAGCGGAATTGCATCAAACATGTCGGCGGTTTCTTCATGCGGCATCGCCTGTATCAGCATGTCAGAAAACACGTCGGCTTTGGTCTGGATTGACAGTTGCGTGCCGGTCAAAAAGCAGGTGCGAATCTGCTGATACACCGATTGGTATTCGTCGCCCGTAAGAATCAACGACAGTTCGATATCGACCGGTTGAATAATCATGAAGTCCTGCACAATCGACCCGTCTTCAATTGGGTGTTCCATGATTTTCGCAACGCGGTTGATGTTCGCCTTGATGGGCCGCGCGGTACTGAAAAGTTGCTGAAACGTGTCGTTGTCATAGATACCAACGACATCAACGCCAAACATCGATAAGACGCTTTGCGTTATTTGGTTGACGCCCGCCAGAATGCCTTGAACGTTACCGGCCTGCCGAACAAGATTCGTAAATGACATAGTTACCCCGCAATGCCGTCGTCATGCTGGTCAACGGCGTTGTTAATGTGCGTCTTCAGTGCGTCAACGACCGCCTTGCCAACCCCGGCCGTATCCGTTGCGGCGGTATGCACATGCACGTCACCGACTTGAACCGTGGTTGTCTTGGCGTTGTTTGCCGTGTTCACGCCCGCCGCTGCGCCGGGTTGTGCAAGTGGCGCAGAACCGGCATCAGACAACTGCGACTGCGCCGCGTAGATTTGCGACGCGTACTGTTCACGCCGGGCGTTGTTGGCTTCTGCCGCGCCGGGGCGTTCATAATATTGCGAATGAATGTCTGCGGCCTGTTCTGCCGTCGTTGCGGCACGCAGTCTGCGCCCGGCCCCTTGCTCTTTACCTTTCGTCAGTTCGTAATTGACGAACGCAACCTGTTCGTCAACGCTCGAACCTTCAAGCGGATGCCCGGCCCATTTTTCGAAGTCCTTGACGCGCGGCCCCAACCATTGACCCAAACCATACGCGCCCGAATTCGGGTTGCGTGCGTCGGCCTTACCCTGGCTTTCCTGCATAAGCGAACCGGCGATACCTGCGGCCTGTTCCTTCGACCAGCCCAGCGCCTGAAACTTGTCGGCTATCTGTCGGCCGGTCGCGGTCGATTGACCAAGACGTGCCGTTGCTGCGGGTGTTGCGGGTGCGGCTTTAGGCGTATTCAGCGGCGTGTTCGTATCGTCGTAATGACCGCCCGTGACATTCGCCAGCCAGTGTCCGACCTTATCTAGCCATTTCGGCGCGTCGATAGTTGCGATTTTGCCAAGCCATTCCCAAAACGATTTAAGCAGCGTCACGCCCTTATCGAACAGGTCAATGACGGGTTGAAACGCGCCCTTGTATTGATTCCACGCGTTGACGCCTTCAGTCAGCAGCACGTTCGCTGCCCACTTGATAGCGTCAACAATCAGCTTCCATGACATTTGCACAATTTCAGCAATGCTTCGGGCGCGCTGTCCAATTATCGGCCAGCGCGCGACAATCTCACCGATGAGCGATGCCTGACCGCTGCGGAACTTTTCGATGTCGTCAATGATTAGGCCGATGACAATACCAAGGGCGATAAACGGTGCAGCAGCGGCCAATACAGGCGCTATAAGCGCCCACATCGCGGCGGCAGCGGTAAGCAGCGGCGGCACCAGCACCGACGCCACCACGACACCGATAGCTGCGAACGTGGCGATTGCGACGGCCTTGTGTTCGTATAGCCATGTAATCATCTTGTCCAGCCCTTGCACGACCCATGTGAAGGCGGGCAACAGTTCCTGTGCAATGCTGCGTTTGACGCCTTCGAACGTCAAACCTAGTTCCTTCTGTGCAATGGTGTACTTCATTGACGCTGCGGCCTGTTCGTCAGTGACCGCGTGCAACTCGCGTTCCTTCGCAATCAGTTCGTCAAACGACCGACGCCCTTGCGCCAGTAGCATGATGGTGCCCTGGTCAAGGCCCAACTTTTGCCCAATGAACAATTGCTTCGTCCGGTCCAGTTTGGCGAAGTTGTCAGCGATTGCGGACAGCGCAATGGTCGGGTCTTTGATGGCATCGTGCATGGTCTGCGCCGACGCGCCCAAATTCTGAAACGCAATCGTCATCGGGCTTACGCCCATCGTGCCGAATCGCGCTACGTCAACGAACCCATCGCGCAACTTGTTCAACGTCGCGGTCGCCTGTTCTGCGGTGCCGCCCATTGCGATGGTCGCAGACTGATACGCCGATAGCGATTCAACGGACATGTTCATCGCGCGGGCCTGAAGCGCAGCGGCGGTTGTATGCGCCGCCGTATCGTTCACCAGCGCTTTAATTGCGCCCAGCGCCAGAATGCCAGCCAACGCACCGGCCGCATTCTTCGCCATGTTCACGAAGTTCGCGGCAAGTTTGTCGGCCGACAGGTCAACATCGTCAACAGCCTTTTTCAGTTTCTTCGCTGACGCTTCACCGGCTTCTGTTCCCTTCTTGACGCCCGATGCGTCAGCTTCGAACATGAAAAAGAACGTATCAAGGATGTTCACTTTTGGTTGCTCCGTTACTGCTGACGCTGCGCCCTGCGTTCAGCTTCTTGATTGGCAAGGTATTCGTTCGCTCTACGCACCATAATCACTTCGAACATGTTCAACGCATCTTCAAGTGTGTATACGGTGCGTAGTTCGTTCAGGGTTGCGCCGCCCCGTCCTGTTTCGCTTGTAAGACAGGCGATAAGTCCGTCAACGTTTTTTGAATCAACGCGACGGCCTGCGTCATCACGCGGTCTAGGATACCGGATAGCTTGCCGTTGCCGAAAAAAGCGAAGTTGTAATTCATCATCGCCCATTCCAGCCTTAGCAAGTCTTCAGCCGACTTCACGTGGTTGTCAACGAGTGCCATCGATTCGAGCATTAACGGTGCGTCGCGCCCGTCGATTTTCACGCCGACGTACTTCATGATTTTCAACATCAGCGCTTCGTTCGTGCTGTAGTCGCCAACCTTCGGTAGCGCGCTGGTCGGGTATTGCATGATAATTTCCCGGCCGACCGTAGCGGGAAATTTCGAAAGGATAAACTTCGTCCCTTCAAGTTCTTTAGGTTCTAGCATGATGGGTGCCCTGTTAATGAGAAAGGGCCGCATGTAGCGGCCCCTGTATTATCGCATTTGCGGGTTCGGGCTTACGAACCGATACGTGCGATGGTGATATTTTCGAATGCGAACTTGTACGTCTTCGACTTCATGCGACCGGCCGACGAAATGCTGTTCGACGGTGAACCATCCGTCATGCGCCCGTTGGTCAGCGCCACGGTATAACCCGACGGGTACTGACCAATCAGCGTGATAACGTCACGTGCCGACTGCTTGTTTTTGCCGACGCGGTTGGCAGCGAACAGCACCGCCAGATTGTTATCATCGTCCGATTCCGGCACGACTGCCAGATTGGTCAACAACGGCGTCGCCTTCGACCACGTGAGCAAGTCGCCGTTCAGACCCATTGCGATATCGGCAATTTTGATATCGGGAAAGTCGAACGGGTCAGCATCGTCGGCGTACTGTTCAACGACCAAACCAACCGGATATGTAACCGACGCACGGAGCGTGATTACCAGCCCAAATCCACCAATTTCACCATTCATGGTTATTCACTCCAAAGTTTGTAACGGTTGCAAGATGCGCGGCGAACCGCGCACGCCTGCTTACATCAGTTGATGCGAACCGACGATCGATTTGATAACGTCGTCCTTGCGGTAGATGATGGTGTAGTTATAGGTGTAGTTCGTCACACCGTTACTAACCGCGCTTGTGATGGTCGAACCGAACCAGTAACCCGTACTTTGCACCTGTTGCCATGCGGTGCTGTCGTTGGTCTGCTGCGTGATGTACGTTTGCTGCGCCAGCGTCAACGTCGAATTCGCGCTGATAGTGCCGTTCGCAAGTGCAAGTTGGATGCCGCTTGCGGGTGACTGGCTCGTTGCGGGCTGACCGGCCAACGTCGTATCACACATGACTTGCCCGCGCTTGTTTGCCGGGATTTGCCCAACCGACAGTTGCAGGTTCATCAGGTTCGCGCCGCACATGTCCTTAAACCACATTTCGTTGGCGAACACGGTGCTGTCAACCGGCGCAGTAGCACCGCCGCACAATACGCCGCGCTGATAGAACGCGACTTGCGCACCGGCCGATTGCGTCACGCCGTAGTAGTTCACGCGCGCTGCGTCCAATGTATCGGATTGCACGGTGCCAGGATTGTCGTTGATGCTGGGCGTGTAAATGCCGTTCTGCTTGAACATGAAGCCAAGCGTACCGTTGACCGCGTTGAAGTTGATGGACGCGTGAATTGCCATCGGCAGCATTTCGAGATACTGACGTTCGCCGGTAATGCTCACGTCTTCGTATTCCAGACCGACGCCAGCGATACCGATAAGCGCGGCCGACCACGTTGACCACGTTGTAGGCGTGACCCATACGCGGAAAATCGCCATGACGTTCAGCGCGGCGTTCGCGGTTGCAACAGCAGTTGCGTCCGACAGCGTAAGCGCCGACGTGTCGGTGTAGCAGAACTCACCGAAATTGTTGTTGCTGTTGTACACGCGGTTATAACCCGCAACGCGTGTTTCAAGCAACGAAGCGTCGTTGACGAGTGCGCCTTGGCTTTCATACCAACCCAGCGCGGCGGCAACGTCGGTCGTTGGCGTGACACCGGCAGGTGCAACGACGTTGAACAGTTCGGTTGCCGTGACGGTCGAGTTTGCGCTGAAGTCGAACGCCTGCGCCGTGGGATTCCACGTCACCGAACATGCGGTTAGCTCGCCATTGGGCGCTGACGCCGCAGCGGCGATAAGCGCCGTTTGCAGGGTCGTTGCGACTGCCGCCAACGTGGCATCCGCCGCGAAGTCAAGCCCGGTCAAGTTCACCTTGGTTGCGCCGAATTGCAACGTCAGCGCACCGGCCGTGATGGCGTTCAGTGCGGCAAGCGTCGCAACTTCAGCTTCACCATAGATGGTTGCTGGCTGGTTCGCTTCGACCCAACGCACAAACTGGATTGCAACCGGCGCAGTGCCCAGCGGCGAAACAAAACTTTCGTACGCAAGCGCACGCGCATATTCTTCGGACGACGTACCGAAAAATGCGCCAACGCTTTCGCCGCCGTCAACCGGAAATTGCAGAATTGCATTCGGCCCAACAAGCGGGTTCGTTGTGAAAATGCGCGCGCACCACTGACGTTGCGGAATTTGAGCGGCGGCACCGACTACCGATGTGATATCGATAAATTTGCTAAATCGAATAGCCATTTTGGCAATTCTCCTTTGGTTAAATACGGCCGAAGTTCTGTTCAAACTCCGTGATAACGCCCGTGGACGTTGTGAACACGTCTTTGTGCGTGAATATGATATCAAACGAACACCATGCAACATTTTGTGCGCTTGAATCCTGCAACCAAATCAACGGTAAATCCTGCACGCGGAAAACGTTGCAACCAGCCGCAACAAATGCGGCAAGGTTCGTTTCGTCCGTCATGATGCTGTTTGCGATTCCCGCAAGGTCGCCCGATGTCAATGCGTCAGGTGCGGCCGGGCTGGCGTTGGGCACAAGGCCAGCAATCTGGAATCGCGTGTGAACAACCTGCGTCTTGGTCGTTGTGAACGCCCCCGTGCCGGTGTTATACGCATCCTTACGCGCGGGCCAACCATATGGCTTGCGCGGCCCCAACGTGTGAAACACGGTTGGCGTTGATGGCATGACGAACTGACGCGGCTGATTGTTCTGCTTTACGGCGGCAGTAACGCCACGCGCGGCAAGTCCCGCAATCAATGTTGAACTGATGATTGTCTGAAGCGCCGAATCAAGCATTTGTTGTGTTTCCCGTAGCAGGCCCGACATCAACACCCAACACGCGGGTCCAATTGTCCTGTTGTGTCCACGGCGTATCGCCCACAAGCTGATAACGCCGCGACACGCCCGAAATAAGCGCGCCCTGTTTAGTTACGGGCCATTCGATGACATCGCCGTTGCCATCAGGGTTGCGGGTGACGGATAGCGCGTTGACGTTCGGAACGAACCAGTTGACGTACGACTTTTGAAGGTCAAGGCCCAGCGCTTCATAACGCGCACGGTCGATAGGCTGAACGCTGCCCAACGTGACGGTCTGCGGCGCGCTGTACGTCGTCACATCAAGGCCGGTAGGGCCGGTCGTCACTGACGCGAACTGAAACCAGTTGACGTTCTGTGACCCGATGACGGTCAGCGCCAGTTTTAGGATGTTTGAGCCGGGAATCATTTAACGGGCACCTTTTCAGGGTCTTTCATGTTGACGCTAACTGACACTGTTGCCAGCATGTAACCGCTGTCATTCAACGGTGAATCGGTGATACCAACAGCTTCGTCCTGTGCTTGCTGCGGGTTCTTCTTGACCATGCGGGCGATTTGCCCAATGGTTGCGCCTGTGACTTTCATGCCGTCGCGGCGATAGGCACGCGCGACTAGCGTGATAAGCGATAATCCGCCGCCGCGCGCAATCTGCGCAATCTTGTGTTGGATGTCGCCGCCCACTTGCAGACCGATTGCGGTCAGCGCGTCTTCGGTTGACATCTTGCCGTTCACGATTCGTTTGGACAGAACAAACATAAGGTCAGCCCATTCTTTCTCGCGTTCGTCGGCCGTCGTTTGCAGAAAGGGCCGCTTGTGCGGCCCGTGTTCGTTAATCGCTGCAACGTAGGCAACTGGCGTTGAGTTGTCGTCAGCGTACTTTGACGACTCGAACCAGCCGACGCGCACATTCGCGGCGCTTAGGTCTTTCAACGCCTTGTTCAATGCGCCCGACGCCGGG